ACATATAGAAATTCTTTGATTTTTTTCTTCTTGTGTACAGTAATCCGTTTCTTCGTTTGTTATCACATTATAAGTAATACCATTTTCTATATGTGTTTCTGTTTTCATATTATTCTTCGTACCAAATATTAATATCTGTTATTTTTACATTGTGACCCACTCCACTACCTTGACACGCAGTTGAGTGGTATATACCAGCAAGTTGACCATTTTCATCTCTTCTTCTCTTCATTATAAAAATTTTAGGGTCACCTAAATGGAATCCACTATGATAGAAATTATTACTACTATTATCACATGCATGTACTCTACTGTGTGATTGAAACTGTGTATGTCCCCATGAATTGGTTGATCTACTTTCTGAAAAGAAATCATTTTGATTACTGTCGTAACCGTGTAAATTACCAGTAAAGGGACCTGGCCCCCAACCACTACTATGGTTAAATGACCAACAAGACGCATACCCATTGATAATAAACCTACACGATATTCTATTCCAATCAATAGTGTCTTTTAATTCAATATAAACCGCAGAACTATCACATCCCGCAACCGTTTTGTATCCCTCAAACACATATTGACCGTCAACATCGGCTGAAAAGGTTTGTTGTGTGTTATGAACCGTAACTGAACTGATCATCGACGCATCTACTTTAGTTGATTTTGGTCCTCTCTTACTCGACATTATTTTTTGGTTAATTTTTTTTCTAATTCTTCAACTCTATTAAGAAGTTCTTTATTTGCTTCAATTAGTAATGCTGTTAATTTTTCATATCTAACACCTTTATACCCATCGTTTCTTGTACTAACCAATTCAGGTAATACCTCTTCTATTTCTTGTGCAATAACACCAACATCATGACCTTCGTTCTTAGATTGTTCATTCCAATCAAACTCGTAACCACCAATCAATTTAATTTTATCAAGTGGATTAAGTATTGGTTTGATATTATCTTTTAATCTCTTATCCGATGAATGATATGCAATTACATCACCTTTAACATGTAGAGTATCATCTACCGTAACCGTACCCGACGCATTAACCGTTAAGATTGGGACTCCTGATATATCTGAAACCTCAAATATGTCTCCTGTCATATCATCCGATATCGAGAATAATGGTCCTTGTGTTCCATGTACCTCAAATACTGTCGCTCCGGCAGTTGTACCTTCAACATACAATGGTGTCGATGATGGTGAAGTTGTGTCTCCTTGACCAATAGATAAAGATTTTTTAATATTCGCTCTACCATCAGTGGTAAGTGCCATTGCACCTTGGTTGTCTGTATCACTACTTGTTCCCCACCAAAAACCCCTATCCGATGATGCATTCATTTGGAATGACATTGCGTAGTCATTACCGAGATGACCAAATTGATATCCACTCTTCATACCAATGGTGTATGCCCCATCAGTCCAAACTCTAATTTTATCCCTTGTTTGAGATCCGTTACCATCAATTAAACCAATATTGTAACGTGTGGAATTTGAGAACACATCAGGTAAAGTACCTGTTGTCATGTTACTTGCATTAAGGGTTGACGACGATGTTAAGTGACCTACTTGTGAGTAAGTGTATGCCGTATTCCAATTACCCGAATTACCACCAGTGGCAGTAATGACATTCGCTATAAAGTCCTCGTAACCTGTTCCAGGATTATTTCTAATTGCTATTCTACCGCTAGCTTCCATCATAATACTCGACGCAACAACACCAGACCAATGGAACGCCAATGTAGGTGCTCCATCTATTGCTGTATTACTTCCCGCACCATTGTTTTCTCTTATTTGATAATTATTTTGGTAGGAAGTTCCTGAAGAGTTAGATTGTATATACCCAAGACCGTAAAGATTAGTACTACTTGTGGCGGTTGTTGCATTTCCTGATAATGCTCCTACAAATGTTGCAGCTTGTACTGATGCATTATTTGTTCCTCCATCAGAATCAAAATGGAATCTACCCGCTCCGTTAGCATCATCATATCTAATGAAATCATTATTTTGAAATTGAATTTTTGCTGAAGATCCTATTATTAACGTGTTAACAGTCAACTGTGTTGCTTCATCAGCCTCATCACTTCTTAAGAACTGAGTTGAGTCTAATAAGTCTAAAGTATCAGCATTACCACCATTTGGTGATGTTATATAACCAGCACCTGCGTGGTCACCCCATCCATATGCTGTGTCCCAATTTCCATTATTATAAGAAGATGAATTACTATGTATAACCTCACTTAGTGTTAAACCTGTCCCACTTGTTGCATCTTTATACCCTATCATTACACCACCATTGTACGGTGCTTGAAGTATTACCTTATCTGTTGAGTCATTAGAAACTCCTATTACAAAGTTGTTTGCTTCACCTGATGTGTTACCATAACCATATGAATGAAATTGTATGAAACCATAATCTGAAGGATCATTAATATTTGTACCGTCTTTTTCTGACTCAAAGAATATTCCACTTCTACCTATACTATCTCCTTTTAATATTATGTTAGTACCCGCACTTTGGTAATAACCCATGTCAGTAGCTCCTGAATCTACAGACCCTGCAATGGTTAGTCCACCTGTTAAAGTTCCACCTCCGATTGGTAAATCATCGTCCTGTGAAGTTAAGTAACCAGCACTTGCGTGGTTACCCCATCCGTATGCGGTATTCCAATTACTGTCATTGTAACCCGATGCGGATAATGTACCACTTGCGGCAATATCTCCAGTACTACCATCAAGCCAAATTCTTGCATCACCATCAGCGGCGACGTACATACCCCAACCACTTCCACTTGCGACTCCCATAAATGAAGCATCAGCCCTTGTATATCCAATACCATACATATTACCAAGAGTCGTTACCGCTGGAAGGTAAGAGGTACCAATAGTGAATATAGGGTTTGTTGCCGTTGCACTTGCACCTATATTATTATAACCACCCACTAAGTATCCATTATTGTGGGCACTTCTTCCAATATTTCCTGACATCACTCCACCCGCAAGTGGAAGTTTAGTTGCAATGGAAGTTGTGATCGTCGTTGCGAAGTTTGGATCATCTCCAAGTGCCGCGGCCAATTCATTAAGTGTATCTAAAGTACCTGGTGCGGAAGCAATAAGGTTATCTATTTGTGTTCCAACATATGTTTCAGTTGCATAACCACTTAAATCTTGGTCACCAGTATATCCAGCTAACGAATGATCTCCCCATCCATATGCCGTCACACCATTTGCAACATCTGTTGTTGTGAAGTCACCTGCATGATGTACACGATTACCATTAACTTGTAATCTGTTATCACCTCTTGTAATATTTACAAGACCATTATGATCAATCGATATTGCGGTTTTTGAACCAGTAGCATAACTGTCGGTGGTTGCGATGTACATTTTTGTACCATAAGAACCATCAGACTTTACATATATACCCGCTTGTGCATTATTTGCATCAGATGAGTTGAATGTAATTGCACCACCCGCATGGTCGGTATTAACACTCATTAAATGAATATTACCTTCACCTAAACCTGGTGTGGTTGCATTCCATACATCAGAACCATTAGAGTGTGTTCTCCTCCCTCTTGCGGTTACAGTTGATAACGTATCGGTTTCACTATATCCTGTGATGTAACCAACACTTGCATGGTTACCCCATCCAAATGATGTCACACCATTTGCAACGTCTGTTGTTGAAAAGTCACCAGCATGATGTATTCTATTGTCATTTAAATACGCAAGACCCGCTGTTGTAGTTATTTCGAATAGTGGTGTACCTAAGTTATCAATTGTTGGTATTGTTGAGTTCGCTGTTCCGTGAACCTTAAAGGAATTATCCTGATCGTCTATACCTAATGCCCAAGAAGCATCTCCGTGTTCTGTAAATCCAATCTGTGGACTACCATTCACACCGGTATTAATTACAATTTCACCTTCGTTGTTTACTGTGGATTTACCAAAGTAATTTAAATCATTACTAAATCTTACTGAAGTTGCTGTTGTAGCCCCTCTTGCTGTTACAGTTGCTAAAGTATCAACTTCACTATATCCTGTTATGTATCCTGCACTTGCGTGATCTCCCCAACTATAGGCAGTACCCCAATTATTTATTTCTGTTTGGTTGAAGTTACTATCTGTCCATATTTTATACCAAGTAACGTTGTTAGTGTTTTGTATTGTGTTACCATGAAAAAGTTCATTACCATTATAAGATTGTAGTAAAGCTCCGTATCCACCACCAGCATCTCTTCTACCTAATATATGATAGTAACCGTGTGTGTTAGTAAGAGGGTTTTGGTAACTTGTGGGTTGGATCATTGTGGAATATCCACTTGGTTTGTTATAATCCTCTAAAACACTAAATACAAGTGTTGACTGAACCATCTTATTTAATCGAAGACTATCTCTTTCCGAAGTGTATATTGGGTCGGTTTCGCTATATCCTGTAATGTAACCAGCACTTGCATGATCTCCCCACCCATATGATGTATTCCAATTGGATACATTCGTAGATGTAAAATCACCTGTGGTCCAAACATCTTCATAAGAAGAGTACGCTGTTGCCGAACCGTAAGTTTGTTGCCAAATCCTCATACCAATACCTGACTTCTTAAACATTACTAAGTTGTCAGCACCACCCGATGTATCAGCATAAGATCGTAAGTGTAAGAAATCCGCGTAAGGGCCTGAATTATTATTATCCCATGACGTAAACCCAAATTTCATCAGATTTGCACTGAGTTCACTTGGTGAGATAGTTCTATTATCTTGTGCCAATAATGTACCTGAATAACCACTAATGTTAGTTACTGAAGTAAGATATCTACCATCTAAATCAACGGTAAATGTATCTCCACCATTATTTCTTGTAAATGTGATAACACCGTTACCACTATTAAAAGTAGCCCCTGTAACAAATTCATTTGTATCTGTAAATCCTGTAATATAACCTTCCGTTGAATGGTCACCCCACCCATATGCTGTATTCCAATTACTATCATTATAACCTGATGCTGATAATGTACCCGTTACAGTAACATCCGTATAGAAAGTAGATGTTGTGTCATTTATAAAGACACCATTTACCCCGTTACCTAAAGTTGTGTTTACACCTATTCTAACACCACCGTCTCCGAAGTTGTGAAGATATATTGGGTTGGTATTCCTATTACCTAACACACCAAATCCACTTACATTTAAATCGTCCACCCCTGGATTGGTATTATTGGTGGTTGTGAACTCACCCCATGTTGTGGTAAGTTTCCCAACTGTTATGTCGTTAGATGTGGTTGCTCCTCTTGTTGTTACACTATCTAAAGTATCAACTTCACTATATCCTGTGATGTATCCAGCACTTGCATGGTTACCCCATCCGTATGCTGTATTCCAATTCGATATATTAGTATCGGTTATTCCCGCTGAAGGTGATGCCGTAAATATCGGATCCGTCTCTGTAAATGATGTTAAGTAATTTGAATCATTAGTGAACATTGATATGTTACCTGTGACATTACTTAAAACTCTACCACTACTTAATACTTGAGTTCCTCCGATTTGTAAACCAAATGCCGCGTTAACACCAGTGTCATCCAATATTTGGAAGTGTATTTTATTACTATCCTCAGGTTCGTAAAAGTCTAAACCTTCAGGTGTTGCTTTGATTGCCATATCAACACCAACATCTGAAGTTCCGTTAAATAAAATCTCAGGGTTAGTACTGTTAAGTGTTAAATTACCTGTAAGAGTTCCTCCACCCAATTGTAGGTATCTATTGTCAATATCTACAGTCCACGTACCACCATCACTTCTTGTTCCTGTAATGACTCCGTTACCAGTATTAAATGTTGCTCCTGTTGTATACCAATTCACATCAGTATCAATTGCAAAACCTGAAACATCTACAGTACTACCATCTGATTTGGTAAGTGTTAATATTTGTGTTCCTGATGCATATGTACCACCTGTAACAGTAACATCTGTTAAGGTCTCCAACATTTGGACATTATAAGTGTCCCCATCATTTCTTGTGAAAGTTAAGGTTGCAGTTGCCGCAGTCCATGTTACTCCTGTGGTGTATTCGTCATTATAACTTGTTAAATACCCTTCAGTAGAATGATCACCCCATCCATATGCTGTATTCCACTGAGATGAGTTACCATTACTTGTAACGGATATTTGTGCTGGAAAGGTTGATGTACCATCCGCTTTATTTATATGTGCAACATTCCTATCTAACCAACCATTACCTTGCCAATTATTAGGTGAAGAGTTTATTTCTAATCCTTGTTCTGCATTTATGTAAACATATTCATTTGTCTGTCCTGTTGCGTAAGAGTGAGATTCACCACCGTTTAAAACAAGTTGTTGACCACTCCCTCTTATGTATCCATTTACAATTAAGTCACCTGTAATTGTTCCACCCGACAGTGGTAAGTATTTACCATCAATATCAACCGTGAATGTATCTCCACCATTGTTTCTTGTGAATGTAATAATACCCGTAGTACTATTGAAAGTGGCACCCGTTGTAAATTCATTTGTATCTGTAAATGACGTAATGTATCCTTCTTGTGAATGGTCTCCCCATCCATATGCTGTATTCCAATTAGATATATTAGTATCGGTTATTCCCGCTGAAGGTGATGCCGTAAAGATTGGGTCCGTTTCTGTGAATGACGTAAGGTATCTACCATCTAAATCAACGGTAAATGTATCTCCACCATTATTTCTTGTGAATGTAACAACACCATTACCACTATTGAAAGTCGCTCCCGTTGTAAATTCATTTGTATTTGTAAATCCTGTTATATACCCAACACTTGCGTGGTCACCCCATCCATATGCCGTGTTCCACTGAGATGAGTTACCACCCGTTGCGTTTATTATACCTGTTACACTAACACCTGTACTATCGGTCGTAAATTTAACAACGTTATTATGTCTTAAAGTAACACCCGCGTTTTCAGTATATTGAATACCTACCTCACCATTTGTACCACCAATATTAAGAACTGTGGATCCTTGTATATTTAAAACACCCGTTCCATTATCTTTTATGTAACTGTTAGTTCCGTCGTGGTACATTTGAAGATCTCCCGAACCTCCGAATAATACCTTTTTATTGTCGGTGAAAATTGCATCTTTTTGGAAATTAATATTTTGTTGACTACCATCCAAGAAAAAATACGTCACTTCCCCCGTACTCCCATCACTTCCTAAAAATTTAAGGTCCCCATTACGACTACCGACATTTAAATCACCATTGTAGTTGAATACGTATGAGTTAGTTCCATTGTGCCAAAGTCTCAAGTCATTATCAGTCCCCAATTTAAGTTGGTCACTATCTAAGAATCTAACATCACCTGTAATTGTACCACCACTTAGTGGTAAGTGACCTACGGTTGAGTAAGTGTATGCGGAATCCCAATTCGTAATATTGGTTTCTGTTATTCCCGCTGAAGGGGATGCAGTAAATATTGGGTCTGTTTCTGTAAATGAAGTTAAGTATCTTCCATCAAGATCAACAGTAAATGTATCACCATCATTTCTTGTGTATGTTATTACACCATTAGTACTATTAAAAGTAGCCCCTGTTGTGTACTCATCATTATATTCTGTTAAGTAACTACCACTATTAGACTCTAATGAATCTAACCTACCATCAACTAAATTATAATTTGTGGTTCCTGTAATATCAATTTGTACAGAACCACTAACGACTGTTTCAGTGTTTAATTTTGATTTTACTCCACCTAAGAAGTGTGCCGATCCCGTGTCAAGTGTTAAACTTCTACTCGTATCAATACTCCCTCCACCACTTAGACCTTTACCACTACCAATAGTAATACTTGAGTGATCAATGTGTTCGTTTGCTACAAAGTTTGTTGTTGAATCGTGATCTATTTGTATAGAACCACTTATTACACCTTCAGTGTTTAATTTACTTTTTATAGTAGTGTTTATACTACTCGTAAATGAGTTAAGTGATGAGGTTGATAATTCAATTCTATCTAACCTATCATCATTTGATGATGTGAATGAATTTAAATCACCAACTAAAACAATACCATCTTCACTTCCTTTAACACCCGCTTTCCATTTATTGTCTGTACCATCCCATATTAAAGAACCTGATAATATACCAGGTGATGTAACATCTCTTACTTCAATACCACCGTTAGCGGCACCACTACCATTTAATGAGATTACGTTGTCAGAAACCTCAACAGTTGTGGAATTAACTCTCGTTTCTGTTCCCTTTACTAATAAATTACCTTTTATTGTAACGTTCGAACCTGTTAGTTCAATTGCCGTTTCAGTATCATCTTTAAAATCAACTAAATCTTCAACTCTACTGTCATTTGATGCTGTATATGTGTTTAACGCCGATCTTACGGAACCACTTTCAGTTTCTAATGAACCGACTTGTCCTTCTAATGTTGATAAATCACTGTCGATTAAATAACTTCCTGTTTGTGACTCAATTGAATCTACCCTACTATCGTTTGATGATGTATATGTGTTTAATGTAGACCTTACCGACCCACTTTCAATTTCTAACAAATCTAACCTACCATCATGTGATCCACTTGTGGTTTCTAATGAACCTACTCTACCATCATTTGATGATGTATATGTGTTTAATGTTGTTCTTACCGACCCACTTTCTGTCTCTAAGGATCCTACTTTACCCTCTAACGTAGATAAATCACTATCAACTAAAAAACTACCTGTTTTCGACTCAATCGAATCAACTCTAATATTGTTTGATGAAGTATATGTATTTAATGTTGTTCTTACCGATCCACTCTCCGTTTCTAAGGAACCAATGATGGTATCGATTGATGATGAGAAAGAATTAAATGATACAGAACCACTTAATATACCTTCTTTCCAAGTTGGGACTCCACTTAAAGTAACAAGTGTTTTATTATCACTTGCTGTTGTTGTTGGTAATCCACCACCGACAGTCGCAGTTACATAACCAATTTGTGGAGAAGCAAAGGACACAACTAATTGTGTTGTACTTACCGCTTCAATATTTTGTGGGATAATAACGTTGTTGTTACTATCAAATACCATAATAGATGGGTACTTTTCACCTAATCCATGGTTGAATGTCCATGTACTACTTGGTGTTGTTACCTCAATAAACTTTGTACTACCATCACCACCACCACTTTCAGATGCTACACCATCTAAATATATTTTTGCAATACCTGTTGAGGTATCTCCCTCGACTTTAATTCCTGTGGATTCATCGAAATGAATTTTTGTGAATAAACCGTTGTAATTTGTGGATGTGTGACTTGACCCCGAAATGTTAACTGGAACATTTGTTAAACCTAATCCACTACCCGTTATTTCTGTTGCTGTTAGAGATCCGTCAATGACCGTATTAACGTTTATATCAAGTTGTTCCGCAGTGATTGCAGCAACTGCACCATCTGAAGATATTTGATCTAAACTAAGACCGACCACTCCTGATGCAGGAATGTTATATAACTCTGAACCGTCACCTATAAATGATGAACTAACAACCGACGCGGTTAAAGCACCGACTAAGTCAATTGAACCCGTGTTTTGGGTGTTCGTAGTTATGATTTCTTCAATCGAAGGTCCTAATGAACCCGATTTGGCAAAGAATAATTTCCCATCCGCCGTGTTTACTGATAATTCACCAAGTTGTAGTTGTGAATTAATTGGTACCCTTCCGGATACCGCGCTTCTACGCAGTTTAACTGTCTGTCCCATATATATGGATCTCTATGTGTGTTTAAGTGGTATGTACCACCAGTTTATTTTACCTATATAGGTATTATATTAATAAATACTACGTTACTATGATATATAAAAAAAATCCCTCGATTTCTCAAGGGATTTTGTTAATTAATTATATGTTACTTTTGATTAGTAAGTTCCACCATCAATAACTGTTGAGAAAGTTAAAGAACCATCACTTGATTTGTAACCTAAGATACCATCTAAAACATCTGTTGTTTCAGTTGCAGAAACATAACCAAGTACATTTGAACTATTCTTAAATGTAATTGTTGATGAATTAGATCCAGCATCTGCACCACCCGAAGATGAAAGTGTAACATTACCCGCAATAAGAGTAGCACCGTCAGCCGAAGCCACAGTAAACTTATTCGTATTATAAGTTAATGTTGTACCGTTGTCACCTATTAAAGAGTCACCGATATTATTATCACCTGTTGATTTTGGTACAGTGTTAGTTGTTAATGAAGTTTCACTTCCGTATGTTCCAGCAGTTGTTCCAATCAATTTACTTGATTCTCCCGATGCAGAAACAAACATCCAATAATCTTCTTTTGAATCCCAAACAAGAGATGCCGAAACACCTGTTGAACCTGAGTCAATTACTTCAAAACCTGCGTATCTCTCAAAAGGAGAGTATGCATTTAATCTAATAATGTTATCGTCAATTTCTAATGTCTGTGATTGAATTGTCACAGAAGTTGCGTCCCCTAAAATTTCTAAGTTACCCGATATTGACACATTACCACCTAAAGTTGTAGTTCCTGTTACAGATAAATTTTCTTCAATATCAACACTATTTTCTAATGTTGCAAGTCCTGTTACATTTAATGTGTTATTAACTGTTACCGTACCTGTTGTTCTTGTGTTTCCTGTAACTCCTAAATTACCACCAATATCAACTCCACTCTTAAGTGTTGCAGATCCTGTAACTAATAAATTAGAATTTATACCAACATTTCCTTTTAATTCAGATGTTGTTCCAACTACTAATGAACCACCAGCACTTACGTTAGTACCTACTGTTGTACCATCAACTGTTAAAACATTAGTTGTTTTGTCATATGTTAACTCAGCGTCATCCTGAAGACTGTCTCCGTCAGCCGCAAATGAAATTCTATTTACTGTTAATGGAGTTCCATTATTATCTACTAAGGTTTCACCTTGTACCCTTGAGTCTAACGTGTCTTGTACTAATTTGTTACTCCCATCTAAACCAATAAAGATTGTTGTATCTCCGTCAGGAACATTTGATAGTTCAATATATCCTGAATTTACAGTAATTGTATCTGAACTTGCATCACCTAAGGTAATGTTACCTTTTAAGTCTGTAGTTCCTGATACTGTTAGGTCACCTGGTAGTGCCAAACTGTTTACGGCTAACCCACCTTCAAGTTCTAAATCTTGAATGTGTGCCGTCCCACTTACGTATAATTCTCTCCATGCTTTAGTTGTAGAACCTAAGTCATATGTATCGTTTACGTCGGGTATGAATGAAGATGCTATATCCGCACCGAACGAAACAAAGTCTGATGATGAATCACCAACAGTAATATTTCCACCTAAGTTTATATTACCCGCAATGTCGGCATCACCTGTAAGTTTTAAATTAGAACCTGTGATTTCACCCGAAATAAGTTTACCAACTGTTGCCGTAGATGTAACACCTAAAGTACCTTCAATAGTTTGGTTTCCCGTTACCGTTACCGTACCACCTGTTATGTTAGTGATAGATGCGTTTGAACCCGTTAAAGATGTAATAGTTACATTGGAAATACTATTCCCTTCCATGTTACCTGTTAAATCAAGTCTTTGATTTCCAACACCATCGTTGTTAAGGATATATAACGACTGATTTCCCGAAGCGTGGAACGGTGTTCCGTCCAGAATTGATCCGTAAGTACCAGCGGCTATAGTTGGTGCCGTAGTACCTCCATAGATTTTTGATGTAGGTTTAAATGCTCCGGCAACTCCTTCGTCAGAAGAAACTGGGGAACCAATGAATACGAAAGGTCCCGACAAATCTGAGATAGATCCCGAAGCAACAAGGATTTCCCCATTACGTGTCGTCGTCGTCTTTAGACTATCAATCGATCCTCTCCTGTGTTTAATAATTTGAGCCATCTGTTTTTTTATTTAAAGTTTTAATTTTATTATAAATATCATCGTAATTAGAAACCACCTAAATCCATGACACTATTATTCGATCTATCACCTATATTTCCTAAATTTTCAATATTAAGTGATGCTGATCTTATTTGATTATCTATTTGGTTCTTTAATATACTCATTGCTCCTGAAACAATTAAAGAGTCGTCACCTATGTTTTGAGACTGTAATATTGTTTGTCCCTCAACCTTAAGATCACCTCTAATTATAACAGAACCTGTCACTTCTAAGTCTGAAGTTGCTGACCAATGTGATCCCGAGTTACCCCATATAAGGTCTTCTCTCCTCGCAATTGGTAATTCCGAACCCTGTGGTCCCGCAATCCATTCATCGTTCACTGTGTCCCATAAGAGAGACCCTGACACTAAGTTTGGAGCTGAAGTATCTTTTATACTAATACCACCGAAATTAGACTCATTACCATTTAATTCAATTATATTATCATTAACAACTACTGTTTCGGATAATGACGACGTAAAACTACCATGGACCGTAAAATCACCACCAAGACTTAAAGACCCTGTGATCTGTAAATCATTTGTTGTTGAATAGAAGGAACCTGTTGGTTTAAAAATGTCCTGAATACTATCAGGATTACTACTGTCAAGTTGCTCACTTAATGTTCTACCAACATATTGGTAAGCACTTAAATAAACGTATCTGTTTGAAGATGGTGTACCACTTTTAAATTGTACAACACCCGTCTTAAAGTCAAACGAGTAAGTTGATGGTTGAACTAAATCACTTGGTGATGGTGATGATGAATTTGTTGAAACATATAATTTAACACCGTAACCCGCAGTACCATCTTCAACTGTTGAGTTAGATAATGAGGAATCAGAATACTTTGGTGATATAAAATTAATCTCTTGGTTTGAGTCAATTAACTGAGCACCGATTCCGTTATCAACACCTACTGGGTTCAAAAAGAACCACACTTCATTGTTTAAATCTGATTTGGTTAGTTTATGTCTAAACCAATATTTCAACACATTGAATCCTGTTGTAGGATCCGCATATACACTTAAATGGTCACCCGAACTATTAAAAGGTAAGTTGTTGGATGGGATAAGTCCCTGATCCACATAAATCTCATTACTATTCAAATCAAGTACGGACGTGAATGATTCTTGAGAATCACTTAAGTTGTTGTGAGTGTATCTCCTACCTTGTAGGAACCTGGAGGATTTTAAATTACTATCGTATGCCATTTTTTTTAATTAAAACTTACACTTATACTTGTTAATGGTGTTGGATCTCCTTGGTATCTCACTAATACCAATATCTCATCGTATGTTGCATTTAAGAACATACCATCTGAGTTTCTTATCGGTAGTGTCCAAGAACCACCAGAACCCGAACCACCCGTATTACCGTAGAGATCAATATCACTACCAAATGGATTCGTACCGTCACCATTTGCGTTTATACTATAAATAAAATTTGATAGTGTCTTTGTTGGGTCGTAGAATCGTGGATTTGAATAAACATTTGTTGATGATGATTCAAACATAATAAGAACCGAAACTTTATTATTATTTTCTATATCATCCCAATTCGTCAACGAGTTACCACCACAATTAATTGACATACTTGTCTTAGTTCCTGAAGTGGAGAATTTTCTAACGTAGTATTTGAAGTTACTATCACTATTTGGATTAGGTAACCAATATCCGTTGTTACCACCCGGTTTAACTAAACGGTTAGGTCTAACTTGTAAGTCTTTAGGACCCATAATATTATATTCACCGTACGAATTGTCCCACGAATCTTCACCGAAAGAAAGTAAACTATCGGTTAGTTTTAGTCTTCTACCTTCACCACTGAAATTCTCAGATGTGTTAGACGAACCATCATATGTTTGTGATCTACCATAATAATGTAAACTACCACTTGATGCTGGTTGACCAAAGGTTCCTGAGGTGTGTACGGATCTACTTTCAGAATCTGATCTACTTCCACCGAATCCAGTTCCATTTATTGAAACCGATTGGTTAGCTGAGGTACCATACGAATTACCAGCACTCCAACTCAAACCTGAATTAAGTTTTATTTTATCATTAATGTGTGGAATCGTACCATTAGTTCTAAGATCTGTAAATGTTTCATCGTAAAAAACACCGTTTGTTGATATTCTACCGTTAGAAACACTTGCACTTCTTTGACCACTATTACCTGACATTGAACCGTGTGTACCGTTTTGGTACAACTTATTAAATGTACCCCCAATGGACCCACTTGCATTAAACGTTGCCGTTTGTAAGTATGGTGCCCCACTTAAAGATCTTGATGTTGCGGTTAATTGTTCCATAGAATCAATATTTGCCGAAACACCTAAATTAGTTGACCCTATACCACTTTCAATTGTCGGCATTGGTCCATATAGTATCTCAGTATTACTCTCTATTGGTGTAGTAAAATCACTTGACCCACTTGCTATAGATATCGAACTTGATATATGGTAATACCCAATATCGTCTATAGTATTACCAGCATTTAGTATTGTTGGGTTAAATACGTTCGAATATTTACCATCTTGGTAACCAGCAGGGATTAATTCAGGATTTGCAGATTCAATTCTACCAAGAGTAACTCCGTTGGTAGTTCCTGCGCCTGATTGTGTTATTAAATGATTAGAACTCGATTCTTCTAATAAAACCCTGTTATGATCAAACTTTTTAAATGTAAAAGAACCCGAAACTTTAAACGTTGTAGGTGTACCACTACTTAATCTACCTAAACCAAATAAATTACCATCGTTTGACGATCGAACACTCGTTGAACCACCATATCTACTTGTAAATGAGTGTCTATAGTTACTATTTGTATAAAAAGTACCAAATGATCCTAATATTGTTCCACCAATAGACGCAAAACCCGCGTCAACTAACTCAAGTAATGTTGTATTTGTCGTTCCTGAAGGAAGATATCCGTTAATACCTGAATCTGTCGATGTATTGAATGTGTTTTTGGTATATCCGTTATAATATTTTGTATTTGGTGATGCATCAGGTGCTGATGAGGATAATAACCCCGCCATGAACCTAATAATCTCCGAAACGTCTGTGTTTTCGTTAAAATTATTAAAATACGAACCATTCATGGTTCCCCACTCATTTGAGGTTGGTTGTCCCACGTTAATATTTTCAGCATGTAGTGATTTATGAACTCTAACACCGTATTTACCAGTGATTGAACCATCAGGTGAATCTAATCCACTACCTGATATTTGTAGATTCTCCGCAGTTCCATAATACGATCCTGTTTGTTGGAATATGTTACTTGCTCCAATATCTATCTGAGCTTGTTCAATTGCATCACTTAAAGATGACGAAACATCGTCTAATTCTTGATCTGTTGCGTAAGTATCATCTAAAGAACTACTAAAAAGTTCTAACCCGTCAATCCTTGTTTCATGATCAGACCCTGTCGTTTCTAATTCGACTAACCTACCATCATGTAATGTGAATGTGGAATCAACCGATTGTGATAATTCGTTTATCGAAGATGATAATGACGATGATAAATCAGTTAGGTCATTATTAACCTGATCAAAAGATGAGGATACTGACTGTGATAAATCATTTATTGATGATGATAATGAAGACGATAATTCACTTATTGATCCTGATAATGAAGACGATAAATCTGTTAATTGTTGGTCTGTCGCAAATGTCGCATCTAATGAAGAACTAAATAACTCTAAGTCAACCAACCTACCGTCATGTAGGGTAAACGTAGAGTCGACAGATGAAGATAATTCGTTTATTGATGATGATAATGATGAGGATAAATCTGTTAAATCCGTATTGACTTGGTCAAACGACGACGACACTGATTGTGATAAATCATTAATCGATGACGATATTGAAGACGATAAGTCACTAATAAACTCACTGTTTTCGTTAAAGGATGATGAAACAGATTGGGATAATTCATTAATTGACGAAGATATAGAAGATGATAAATCACTAATAAACTCACTGTTTTCGTTAAAAGACGAGGATACTGATTGGGATAATTCATTAATTGATGAGGATAGTGATGATGAAAGTGTTGTTAATTCACTCTCAACCACTAAATTCTCTTCACTCCCTAATTGACCACCGATCCATCTATCGTTTGTCGTGTCCCATAATAATGAACCTGAAACAAGATTTGGACTTGTTGGGTCTTTTATTAATAATCCACCATATTTTTCTTCACTACCATTTAATTCAATGATATTATCATCTAATATCACCGTTTCCGATTTAACTGATGTAAAAGTACCTAAAACATTAAGACCCCCTTTAACGGTTAAGTTTGAACCCGTAAACTCCAATGAGTTGGAGACAGACCCTGTAAATGAATTAAGACCCTCAAGACTAAATTTTACATCTAATGATTCAGAAATATTAGTCCCACCTATCACTAAATTGTCCGCGTAAACGGATCCCAAAGAAGATGATGGGTTACCTAATGTAATATTAGATCCCGATACAACATTTTCAGTTGCAATTTGTTCCCAGTATATTTGTTGTAAAGCCATCTCTAAAAGTCCTTTTACATAAATACTTTTGTTTATCTTCTTGAATACAAAAAAGGAAGACTTTTTTTAAAATCTCCCTTTTTAATCAGATATTATGTAAAATTTGTTCTATAAAGTGGTCCTCATCGTCCACATTTAGACCCGGCATTAATAAAACACCTTTTCTTTTTTCTTCGTTTCTAAAGAACACAGTTGGTAAAGTGTCCATTTTTGTTTGTTCTATAATTTGACCCCATAAAAATGAGTGTTCGTCAATATCATACTCCTCATATTGTATATTCTCCTTACTTAATCTTTCTTTTAAGTTTTCACAATGAGAACAACCCTTTAATGTGAAGACACAAACCACTACAACATACTATCTATGACCGTAGTATAATCACTGTCAGGTTTTGCACCAATACTTTTATTCATTATGGTCTCACCATTGTATATGATTACGGTAGGTACGTTTCTAATACCCAATTCCATAGCAAAGTCTCCGTGTTCATCAACATTTACCTTAACGAAATGAACGTCAGGGTACTTATCCGATAGTGACTCTAATCGTGGTATTAATGACTTACATGGACCACACCATGGTGCCCAAAAATCAACTAATACTTTCTCACCTTTACTTAAAAGGGACTTTACTTCTTGTGTTGTTAAATCTTTCATTAAATTCTATTTTCCTTGTTTTATTATTTTAACCAAACCTCGTTCATCAATAAATATTTTAGGTTCGTAGAAAGAATCAGGTCTTTTTGATATTTCTATTGCCCTCATTGTTTGTTTTACTGCTTCAAATTGTGGTAGGTCTAATGTTGGGTCTCCTTTTGTTGAAAAGTTTTTTTGTGCCAACTCTGTGACCATATCAAAAAATTTCTCCTCATTTAAGTTTTTTAAGAAATAGTTCTTAGCATTTTCGTTTTTCTTAAAGTACCCCCTTAGTTTGTTTATGTATATTATAATCTCAGGATCCAACGTTATTTTGTGTTAAACATAGATTATGAGTAATCTCCCTCACCAAAAAGTGTTAGTTGTTGACCAATCACGTGGTTCGGGGTACCATAATTCATTATCAGGAGTTCCATTCCATCGTTTTGTGTTCCATCTTTTTTAGCTGCCGCTGATTTCTTGAATGCCTTCTCCTCCCATTTATATTCTGTTAGTGGGAACCATTCACGTAAAAGTGGGAAGTCGTAATAAGATAAACTAAATTTACCTTTGATATTCTGTAAACAATTCGCTAACCTTTCATGATCTAATCGATCAAAGTCGTGATTAGAATAATAGTTTTCTGTTTTCCAATACGGTGGATCCACGTAAAAATATGTTGTAGGTGAATCATATTTACAAATCACCTCACTAAAATCTTCATTCTCAACAAAGGTTATCTTGTCGAAATGTTCTCTGAATTTAGGATTCTTTAACTTATCCATAAATATTAAAACCTTACAACGGTACTTACCTTTATAATCTGTGTAGTTAGATGATTCAGGTTTTGATCCTGAAAATATCTGTGTTAGAACATAAACGTATTTACCCGCAGCGTCGTAATTAGGTTCATCACCAATTACATAATCGGGGTGAAATACCTCCTCTTGACATGTATTAAAGAATTCCCTACATTTTGGTGGTGTAATCTCTTGACCAACCACTTGTATATATTCACTGTATTTGTCCAATTCGTCCCACATCTTATCATAGTCTAAGGAACATTTAATTAGGTTTGCATTTAACCCATTAAAGTCATTGTAAACGACAGTATTAAGATTTGGGTACTCTTTTAAATCCATGTTGAAAAAGACCCAAAACATCCCTGAGAATGTCTCCACATATGTTTCAATATCTTTCGGTATAAATGGGACAATCCATTTCCCAATACGTGCTTTTCCTCCAATGTAACTTATCATTTGCTTCTTATTAGATGTTCTTGTATAAAATATAACTAAAATAAGTCACGTTATCAACCCCCCACTCTTGATTATTGGATAATTATTATATATATTTAATTATGGCGTGTAGTAAATGTAAAAAACAAAAACAGAGGGAAGAGGTTTTAGCTGAAGTAGCAAAGGTAGAACGACCAATTAAGATATTCCTTGTTGTCGTTTTTGGTTTAGGTATGTGGGGGTTAGTATCTTTAATTGGGTACGTAGTCAACTTGTTTGGTTAATGAAGAAACGGAAGTATAAAATAATACTATTCTGTAATCAAAAGAGAAAAAAACTCATCTACCAAACAATTAGTTTACCAGCAATAAGAGATTTGTGGTATGAACTAAAAACTGAAAAAAAACCTCGTTATGTAAAAGAGTTTGGTGGTAAGAGGAATTTAAGTCTCTCATACGAACTTGCACTAATTTATCCTGATAATCGTTGGGCTAAATCTAAAACAATTACTAAACGAGACGAAATTGGAAGATTGATAAACGTCAGTGCCAGTGAAAAGGGGTATAGAATGAAAGAACTCATTCCTTATTGGGAAGAAGAAAAAGTTTATGATCATGACAATAAGAAAAGAATTCGTTACCATGAACTTCTAAAGATATTTGACAAAGTCGATGAAATTGCACAAATTTTCACATTAAATAATAAGATATTTCTTCAGATTGAAAATGAAGTCAGGATGTTTGGTAATAAGAACCTAAGTGATTCTGAAAGACTATTCAACATTTTAAAGGAAGATCTTCTCGATAAGAGAAAGGGTAATTTTATATTTGTTAAAGATGTAACAACCACACAAAGAAAAAACCTTTATCCTCTATTAGAGAAAAAAGGTTATAAAAGAACTGATTTATTTAGACATTACTCTTACTAAAGACATATATACATTCTCCAATACCAACAGAGAATACTTCACCCTCATCATCTATCTTATCATTATACTTAGTTTTAAGGTAATCTCTCACTCGATCATACTCTTCAACATCAAGTTCAAATAGTAACGTAGGTTTCTTAACCTCTAAATTCATCTTTTCAGTTAAATCCGCAATTATCGCTAATTGGTTTAATAGGTCACCTTTTTTTTCTTTATTGTCTCCCATCACATACCCAATATTTTACCCACCCTAAGTAAGAGTATTTTTAGTTTACTTTTTTTCTTTATCGTTGGTGGGATGAATATATCCTCCTTCTTCGTCTTCAGTAGTTCCTGAATCATCTTCTTCTTGTGTGTCTCCACCAGTAGTTGATCCTTCTGCACTTCCTTCTCCAACCAAGCTAAGTCCTTCGTTTTCGATTTCTTTATCATTCTTTTCAAATTTTAAACTGTGTAATTCATCTAATCCTGTTCTTTCAAAAACTTCTCTCAACTCCCTCACTTTCTCATCAAACAGTTTACGTTTTTGTTCTTCCTCAAGGTTTTTAATCACGACTTCATTCGCACATTGGAATGCAGTGTCAAAACCATCTTCGTTAGCAATAGCAACAAAAGAGACTAAAACACTCTTATCGTTCTTGTCTTGTATTTTCACTTCTAATGTTTTATAGACTTGTACTATTTTTTCGTACTTCCACGTTACGGGTAGTTTTAGATCTAAACTAACGTTGCTCTTTATTTCTCTCAATGAGAAGAAATATGGTTGTAATGGTTTTATATTTTTGTACACTATTATATGATTATATATGTTATTATGTATGATATTGAAATGTAAATAAACACTCTTTCATACTTATTTATTTCTAATGGGTTAGGTGTTGTTTGTAGTAGTTTAACCCCAAACTCACCAATGAATCTAAGTATATAGACTGTACTTAGAACCAATACGAATAGTTCTATGTTATCTATCATGTGATTTAATTTCTTCTAATACTTCTTTCCTGTATACCGAAATTAGACTCTTTATCTCCTGAGCGTATTTACGAGCTCTTATGGATGCAGAACGATTTCCCTTGTCAAATACTTTATTAGTATCGACAGACATTTTCTCGACAAGATTTTTAATTTTGATTAACGTTTCCATACTTATATTACGTTTTTGATAGTAATATACGTAATTTTTTCTATTAGGTCAAGTTCTTTTCTAATATTTTGTAGATTTCTGTTAGTACACCTAACTCTGGTCTCGTTTTTTTGTGTTTGTAGTTAAATAACTTAAAAAGGTACTCTTTTAGATTAGTTTCTTCACCATCCATTTGTGCATGGTAGAAAGTCTCCATAAAAAAAGTCCAAAAATATTCATAGTGGATACCTCTTTCTTTAAAGACGATTCTTTCCTTTTTAAAATTGTTGATTGTTTTGTCCCAACACCACGTAAAGTGTCCTTTTTGGTTGAGTTCCTCATCCATTACATCAACCCCCAAATAAGTCCTATCCATTAAAGTGTGGATGGAATCGAGGAAATCATAAAATAAAATGATTTTTTCTGTGGATATGTCGTAAGCACGGTACCAAACTTCAGTCTGTTTACCGTAATTCTCATTATCAATCAAATGGTTCTCATTCATCTCTCTTATTTGTTTTCTATACTATAGAATATACACATAAAAGAGTTTAAAAACAATGGGTTATTGAGTCTTTTCGTTGTAAGAGAACATTTTTTTCATTTTACTGATCTCTTCCTGTAAAACATTCCCAACCTCACTTGTTTCTTCTTTAAGTTCTTTTACTGGTTGTACATCCTTAACATACATAGGTGCCTTTTCTTTGACCTCTTTTCTTCTTTCAGCTGTCTTGTGAAGATTCTTACCTGTTTCTGTTTCAATTGTATTTCCTCCGTCAGCATTACCCATAGTTGAATCACCCTCTAAAGATTTCTTAAGTCTTTCTTTAAATTCTTCACTTGGTTCATGATCATAATCTAAGTCTAATGGATTCTCACCTCTTGAGTTTTCCATTTCTTCATTTTCCTCTTCAGTATTATGAACTACTTTCTTATCACCTTTACCATTAGCCTTAGGGAATTCAGGATTGTCTCCACCTTCGATAGTTAATGTGTCTTTAATTTTTTTATCTACGGTTTTCATATGTTCCGCAGTTTCTTTTTTGTTCGCTTTATGTACGTCATCCACTTCTCTAACACCAGGTACATTTGACTTTGACTCTTTAACCATTTTTGTTACCATATCAATCATTTGTGATTCTGTTAAACGTAAAACTCTTTTTCTACTTTCATTTACAGACTCTTCCTCTTCCATCGCTCCACATTCACAAAGACCATTACCACACTTTTCACATTCGATTTCTGTAATGTCAAAATCTTCATTAGTGTCACCCTGTCTTATGTCTTCAAGATCAGACGCTTCGATTTTACCATCGTTATCAACATCTAATTTGTGTTGGTCACCATGTAACTTTTCTTCGATTGATTGGTTTTCTTTCATGTTTTCTATGTCTTTTTCTTCACCCAACTCATCTAACCTACTGATTAGTTCTTCTTGGGATTCAAATGTTTCAACCTCAACAACATAATCTTTGTCAGGGTTATTTTTATTATATTCTTCACATTTTTGATCTGCTTCATCTTTAGATTCACAAACCTCAATATATTCACCCTCACATTTAATACAATGTGCGGTTTTTTCACCCTTACTTTCGTTAAGGATTCTACTTTTAATCTCCTTAGAGATGGTTTCTTCGATAATTTTATCTAATTCTGAAACTTTCATATTATATAAATATACGTTTTATCTCTTTTATCACTAATTTCTCAACCTCTTTGAATGGTAATCCGTATTTTTTTGAGATTTCCTTCACCGATTCATTTAATTGGTCGTTTTCGTAAAATTCGAGGTTATTTAATCCAACACCCTGATTACAGTAAGGAAACTTTTTACACTTCTCCTTAATTGACACATAAACACCGTCAGGTCCACCCCACATTGGGAATTTCTTTTTCCTCATGGTCTTCATTCTCTTCTTAATTGTCTTTTCACCACCGATTTTTAGTGGGTTACCACCTGACCCATCACCAAAAGGTGCATCGTACATAGCACCAGCAGATACTCCAGCAGTCATCGCTTCGGTGAACTCACCTTCCTCAACATCTTCCTCAACTTCATCTTCGTTGTACTTTTTCTTGTTGTGTACTTTATATATCTCCTTTTTAGTTACAAATCCCATAGGTGCTGAGAAGGATCCTGAAGATCCTGCCATTGTTTGTTCTGTTGATTCTTTTTTCATTATCTAACGTTTTTAAGTGGTGATTCCCAAAAAGACTTACGTTGCCAAAGTTGTTTAAATAACTCCACAACCACTTTAGTTGATAATTCAACCACCTTACCGTTTATGTCTCTCGTACCCATTTCCTTTTTAATGACATCAATCACTATTTTATGTGCTTGAGTACCATCAAGGAAAGTTTTAATCTCTTTCTTGACAATTCTTTCAATATCTTTCTTATCTGTGTCTGTAAGTGCCATGTTAGTCTATTCGTCTTTCAGAGATTAAGTCATTCATAGAATCAGAAAAGACATCTTCGAATTTTAAAAGTTTCTCAGTCGACTCTAACACATCATAACTAACCTTTAACATACTCGTGTTTAAGTATGTGCCTTTATTTACACCCGCAATGATCACGAAATTTAAACCTACATCAGGTAGTACACCGTCTAACCTCACCGAACCACCCTCTATGGTGATGCCAGGTCTTAGATCACCCAAATCTGATACCTGAGTACCAAAGTTCTTTATAACGTCGGATATGACCTTCTTTTGTGGGTCCTTTAATTCTAAATCCTCTTTAGAGTCAGCAATTAACCTAACCTCAACACCGTCAACTACAATAACAGTGTCTTTCATTTGTTTTTCCTCTTCTTGTTCGTTTAAAGTTTTTACACCTCTACTCGACGACTCATTGAGTTGTCTAAGAGTATCTAACATTTTTTTTGTCTTATCGTAATTCATATGTGTATTATATTTCATTTTCCACAAACATTTTAAAATTGAATGATGGGTTTATATCTGTATAAATATTTGAAAAATTCGATTTACAAACAATTCCACCTAATTTATCGATATTTTCTATAATTCCGTTAGTTGGAACTACGTGTTTTTTGATGTCATACTCCTCACAGAGGTGGTCACACAGGGAAATTAAGGTTTTTATTTGTTCAGGATTATATCGATCCCAATAAAACTTTTCTCTCCAACTCCTTATAAATGGTTCAGTTCTGTACGGATCTCCAATCCAATTTGAAAAAAACCCCGTTATTGTATTTTTATTTAACCACCCAAGATTCTCGATTGCAATCTTAATTTGCTGTCTGTCGATTTTGTCAATGTCAAAAGTCTTAGACGAATATTTTACATCTAAGACTTTATATATGTCGCCCGACTTACTAATAATGAAGTGTGGAATATCTTCGTATTCACCATTTCTTCGAAATTTGATTTTTTTAACAAAATCATCTATTCGTCTTTTAGTATCATATAATAGAATTTGTTTCTTCTTATACGATCTTTTAGAATGGTTTAGGTCGTCCTTATTAATTATTTCTACGTCTCGAATTCCCAACATTTCTTCTAATTACTTTTTGACCAACCTTCATAAAAGGTTCTAATGGAATATCCCTATTTACCGTAGGTTCCAAATACAATTCATCAACATAAATAGTTGGTGTCGGAGTTGCACTTGGAAATGGAGTACTACTTGGTGTTGGTGTAGGGTTCTCCGTTGATTGTGGAGTGGACGTTGGTCCTTCAGTTTGTGAAGGTATTGGTGTTGGGTTCTCCGTTGGAAATGGTGTTGGACTACTGAAAGGTGTTGAACTTAATGTCGGACTTGGGGTTTCGGTAGTTTCTATTATTTTTTTTTTTCGGGATCATCGTTTGTGATGTCCTTAGTTGTTTCGTTGATTGGTTCCTTAAAAATGAAATTAGGTTCGGGGGTTGGTGGTTCAAACCTCACCTGTGGAACTTCTTTAATTTCAACATCAACACTAAACTCAGGACCATTATTATTAGGTAACTCGTCCAACACAACATTAACCTCTTTAAGTTTTTCTGTTGGTGTTGTTATTTGACCCGTATTTAAATCCAATTCTGCCGTTTCAACCACGTCAGGTAGTTGTTCCTTATTTACCTCTCTATATTTTTCTATAGGTACACCATTAACGTGTTGTGGTGTCTTAGACGATAAAACCAAATTATAATCCTTATCAGGTTCTGTATCAGTTGTGTATTCTATATTTTCATTGAATTGGTGTGTAGATGGTTCTATTGTTTCTGGTTCATTAACTTCAATGTCTTTGACCATATCATTTAAAACCATATCCAACGCATGATCCTCATCCCACTTATCATCTACGTCAGTTTCAGTCTGACTATCTTCATATGGAATATCATCTAAACCATCATTAATTGTAGTGTCGAAATCTTTGTAGTCTTCTTCCGTTGGTTCAGGTCCATCATTTAACCATGATGGTGGTTCAGGTGTTTTATTTCTTTCAGTGTCGTAATAGTGTTCACTTTTAGGTTCTTCTTCATCAGAGACTTTGGTCTTGGGTTTAGATAATATCTCATTTAATTTATCCAACTCCTCTGTTGTTGGTCGATATCTTGCAATCTCACCAACTAAATCAGATGCCTGTATTGGGTCTTCTTTAGGTTCGGTACTTGATTTGTCTTTTGTTTCATTAGAAAGTGTTCTCTCTTCATTAAACTTAACTAACATGTGAAGGAAAGATAACGATATCAGTGGTAACATACCCCCCGAAAATATAGCAAGAAAACGTCTATGTGATTGTAAATTATCTTGTTCAACACCAACATATTCCAATATTGGACCTGTTAGATCAACCCATGATAAAAATTGTGCAGATGAAATATCAATGTATTCGAATGCGAAGAATATATTCCCAACAAACTGAATTATTGTTACAATACCGAATGGTACGTAAACTTTAGAACCCATATTGACCGATATTGCCGCCAATGCAGATAACGCAGCAATTTCAATACCTATTGAAAGATATAATGCCCACGACATAGGGTTTGACATTCCATACCACCCCGTTACGTGTGATATTGACACAATTGCAACCGTAATGATAGGAACAAGAAACGCTACGTAGATAATTGTTTTAAAATTTCTACTAAACCAATTCGTACCCTTCATATTATTTTTTTAATTCACTTTCTAAGGATTCAAGTTCTTTCTCGATCTGACTTTGTCTTTGTAAATCAAACATTTTTCTGTCAGTTGCCTGTATCATTCTATGTTCACTTTTTAAACCTTCAATCTTTAATCTAAGATCAATCTCATCCTTAGTAAATGTGTGATTTTCGTTATATTCTTTTAAGTCTCTCATTTCTTTTTTGATTGAGGACATTTCTCTACTATCACCACAACCTCTAAAGAATGTAAATATTAGTACAACAAATACAATAACGTTAAAATACTTTTCTATAAAATTTTTCATAATTCTTATTTTACCTTTATAAATAGTTTAATAGAGTAAAACTCTCATTTCTTAATTTCTTCATCGCCTTTTCTTTCAACTGTCGAATACGTTCTTTGGTACAACCAAACTGTTCACCGAGATCTTCTAAATTACATTCGACACCATCCAAACCAAAGTACTTAGTTATGATGATCTTTTCCTTTTCATTCAACAGATCCAATAACTTTCTCACCTGTTCTTTTGTTTCGTCTTGATTAATAACATACGATTCAGGACTAAACGAGTCATGATTTACGATGATATCAATTAATTCATCACCCTCATCATTAATGGGTGTGCTTAAATTTACACATTTTGGTATTGAAAGTGTAGGGATCTCGAGAAGTTTTTCGGGATTTTCATATTCATCAAAGAATAACTTTTTAAGTTTCTGTTGTTCTTGTATAATATTAGATGGGATACGTATTGTTCTTGAGTTATCATTTAGAGAGGACATTATTGCCTGTCTTATCCACCACACCGCATATGAAATAAATTTGATTTTCCTTTTAGGGTCAAACTGTTCTGCCGCCTTAATTAAACCTATGTTACCTTCAGAAATTAAATCAGGTAGATCCAACCCCTGATTTTGAAAGTTTTTAGCAACTGAGATAACAAATCTCAAATTACCTAATACTAACTGCTTTAAAAGATCCTCCCTTTCTTTTGACGAAATATTTGTTTTCTGTAATCCCTTTACTATTAATGTTAATCTTTGTTTATCAGAAACAGGTAATTTTTTGATGTCTTTAAGATAGAACTGGATCTCTTCTGTGTTTAGGAAATTTGTGTTTTGCATGAATGAACGGGTTTTTTTATTAGGTGAACGAAATATTATACTAAAATAACGATATTTTATCAGTCCTCAAAATTATCTAAGAACTTTTTTTCATCAATTGATAAACTTTCAATACCATCCTTATTTATTTTTTCAAGTAGATCATCTATATCCATAGATATAGGTTGTTTTTGGTACTCAATCCGTAGGTATTGGTCTTCTATTTTTTCGAAGATAAATTCTTTTACTTTTTGAGGTAAGTGTGCCGCAACAACATCATTAATGTCAAACATAAAATAGAACTTAACTTCTGGTGCCTCTAAAACTTTGTGAAGTGACTCAGCAAACTTATCAGTGTCAACCTCAGTTTCTACTAAAACTATTAAGTTTTTACTATTCTCCACTAAATATTTAACTGATTTTACCATTTCGTGTTCTCCGATTACTGAAAGACAGAAGAACTCAATATCTTCCATATCATCAAATAATCCATATAGAAAGATTGTATACGTTTTTGACATTTATTTTTTGTTTAAATTAATTTTCCAAAAGATTCCACCACCGATGTAAGGTACCACACCATCTACTCCGTTGGTTTGTACACCTAAATTTAATTGATACAATTTATCAGACTTTGTCTTTAATATAAGACCACCTGATGCCGTTGAGAATATATCTTGTTTGTTTCCACCAAGATTAAAACCATAGTAAAGTTGTGTTTTAGGTAAATCCTTCACTATTGTTGTGTTATATATAGTAGGAACTTCAAAATTCCAAACAACGTCCCTACTTAATACTTTATTTTGTGTTATAGTATCAGTAATAACCCCAAAACCTAATGTTGGATTTGGTTTAGTACCAATCGAATCTATTGTGATTTCAGGTGCAAACTCATAAGTTAACCTTAAGGTATCTTTAGTTACAAACTTAGAATAATAGTCCTTAATAATTTGTAGAGAGTCAACGTGTGTTGGTATTTTAACTATCTTCTCAACAACCCTGTCAACGTATTTAGGTACGTATGTAGGTACTTCAACACGTTTTTCAACAAAAACAGTATCAATGGTTTTATCCACCAATTCATACTTTTTACCATCCACCTTAACGATTTCTTTAGTTCCTTGTGGTGTATCACCACATCCCCTTAAGAGGAGGAATATAATAAGTCCGACAATGATTATTGTCTTTATATCGAGTTTAAAAAAATTGTTAGATAGTCCCATAACTTATAAATACATTATTTTTTTTTATTAACAATGTCGTCAATAATTCCATACTTAAGTGCTTCAGTTGAAGATAACCACAAATCTCTTTTTGAGTCATTCTTTACTGTCTCAGCTGGTTTACTACAATATTCACCAAGTAGATCAAACAGTTGATCATTCAATTTCTTCCACTCAACCATGTCGATTTCCGCGTCTTGTATGTTACCACTAAAACCACCACTCGATTGGTGTAACATAGTTCTTGAGAACCTTAGAGAACTTCTTTTCCCTTTAGTTCCCGCACCTAATAGTATCGAACCCATTGATGCTGCCATACCTGTGTTGACGGTACGAATATCTGAGACCACATAGTCCATTATATCCACCATAGATAAACCTGACTTAACAGATCCACCGGGTGAGTCAATATGCATTGTGATATCATTATTATCAATACTATCAAGGAACATTAATTGTGCTTGAACTATTGTTGACATCTGATCATTAACAGGTCCTGCAACCCAAATAATCCTTTCCATCATTAGTCTTGAGAAGACATCCATTGCAGTTACGTTGAGTTGTCTCTCCTCAAGAATGTAAGGTGTTAGGTTGTTTTCAATTTGTTTATTATAGTAATGTAAGTCTAAAGAACTTATTTTGTGGTCTTTAGCATACAGATCAAAGTTTTTGAATTCTTTTGATATCATAATTAATTTATTTGTTTCAAAGTTAAAATAATAATTCTATTATACAAGTATTTTTTTAAGATTTTTTTAAGAGATTTTTGTGGTGATTGATTCTATAATGGATACGTTCTCTTCTTTCTTAACCATCAACAGGTTATCTGACCAAGTTCGTATTAATGGATTGTGAGAAATTACAAAAATATTTTCAAAATATTCTTTTATTTTTTTAAAAAACTCACCAACCATCTCCAAATTTTCATCCGCAATCTTACCAAATACCTCGTCCATTACAACAATGTTTGGTTTTGGAAGTGCAGAAACCTTAGTTAGAACCGCACGTAATGCAAGAGACGCAATTGTTCTTTCATAACCTGAACCTGAGTTTAGTGGTTTAACAACTCTTGTATCACTATCAATCATAACAAAGTCCAATTCATTCCTCTCATTAATATTTACCTCCAATTTAAAGTAACAACTATCATCTAACAACATACTTAACTCATTATTTAATAAAGGTATCATGTCTCGAAGTATGGTTTTTGAAATACCGTTCTTACCAAAAACAGAAAGATAAGTCTTATATGTTAATTGTACCTGTTCCTCATTTTTTATTTTGGTGATTAGTTCCTTATTAATTGCAATCTTCTCTTTTAAATTCTTTATTTCATTTCTAAACCTCTCAATTTGAATGTTAGATTGTTTTATATTAGAATCTGCGGTTTCTATTTGAGTCCTAAGGATGACTAATTCCTTATCAATTTGTATATTTCTCTCGTGTTTTATCTTGTTAGCTTCGTAATAATTAATCTTTGTTATCTTAGCGTCTAATTCAAGTTTCTTTTGGTCTATTTCCAATTCATACTTAGCCGAGATAAGTTTATTTTTCTCATACTCGTCATATTCTTTTTTAAGTGTTGAAAGTACAACCTCACTTTTAATTGATTCATCAAGAAGTGTTTGTGTTTTCTTTATTGACTCCTCCAATTCAACGATTGATAACTTCTTAGTGTCAATCTCTTTAGTATGGTCAACATTCTCTAAGGGTCTCTTACATTCCGAACAGACACTACCGTCAGTTAAGTGTTTAATGTGTGTAGTGACTTTATTAATTGAAAGACCACCTTCTTTTATCTCATAATTAAGATCCCTAATCTTATCTTTTAAAGTGTCGTGTTTATCCTCATAGTAATATTCCTTAGGTTCCACAACAACAGTTGTTTTTAAGGTTTCCTCAATCTTTTTTATCTTAACGTTAATGTCACTAATCTCATTAGTTAAAGTCTGCACATTTGTTTTAAAGAGTGCTTGATCAATATCATTATGTTTTTCACTTAATAGACTTTCTTTTTTTTGAACTAACTCACCCGATTTAACCGTAGTGTCATTCAGTTTTTTCTCCTCAATAACAATAGTCTTGTCAACATCAATTATAGTATCACTAAAAGTTACATTCTGATTTTCTAATGTAAATGCATTGTGAGTGTTAGAGACCATGGTTCTTGAATACTCGTTATACATAACCTTACAGACCGATTCTTTTTCTTTTAAAGTGTCAAGACCCATAAACTTAGTAAGTATTGCACCTCTTGCCGTTGGTTTTGAATCAATTAATTCTTCAAGATTATAACCTGTTGTTAATATCGTAGATAAAAAATCTTCTTGGGTACCAATTGCCTTGGTAATAAATTGTTCAGTTTCCCTTCTTTGTTCACCAGCTAAATTCTGTATATCTCCATTGGGTAATACTTTAGAGAATTGTAAATCTGTTTTAACGGTATATTCATCACTCCTACCTTTTTTCCTTGTGATAGTACGTTCGATAATGTAATCATCCCCATCAATTGTTATTAATCCTTTAACCTCAACACTATCCTTATCGGTAAATCTGTTAAAGACCTCTGCATTTGTTTTGGTCTTTGTTGTAGTATTAAAAAATAGAAATAACAGTAAGTCCACCGTTGATGTTGATTTACCTCCGAAATTTTTAGGTGTTGACTCAACCACCGTAATTCCTTCTAATCCTGTGAAATCAATAACATTATTATCACCAAAGGAAAGGAAATTGGAGAACTCAACATTCTTTATATACCATCTATTGTATTTAACACGATTCTCTTCTTTGTTAAAAATCTCTTCATTAATTTTATTATCTAAACGATCAAGATAATCAATATTAGAATTAATGTTATTTTGTATAACGAAATCCCTCATTAACGCTTTTTGGTAGTTAGGGTCTGTTATACTATCAGAAACTTCAAGAGATTTTAATTTTGCATTACTATTGTTACTGAGAATTTTGGTAATAATTTTAACATGACGAGTATTGTACTTGTCTTTAAAATATTCTTTTACCCTTTTAATTCTTTCTGGTGTAAATGCATCGGGTGTGTCTGCCCACGTAACCTTAATCTGAGGATTTTTGTATTCCATTTATTCTCTGTTTGGTGTATTTTCCGTTTCTTAAATCGTAAGTTTCGACATGTTCCTTCCTAAAGGATAACCATTCTTCAACTTCGTTACTATTTCTTGGTTTAAACTTTGATCTAACCAATTTGTCTGAGTCCCTAATAGTATTAGGTCGTATAACAATAAACTGTGTAAAGTCAACATTGGACCTTACAAAAATATTCTTCTCACTACTCTTATTTTCTCTTAACTTATTGTACGAATAGTATTGGTCTAACCAATATTTTTCCTTTCTACTTGGTATGTTAGCGGTTTGAAAACTTTGTTCTGAGATCAATGAGTAGTTTTGGTTATCCCAAAAATTACCGACCCATTTACCGTGTTCAACCTCAACACCCAATCTTGAATCTTTAACCCCAACTAAATCAATTCTATTATGTACGTCATTATGCTTTAGATTAACCTTAAATTTAATTTTAAAGAATTCTATTACTGCATTTCTTATTAAGGTATCATTAAACTTACCGGGTATAAACATTCATCATCATTTTATTCTACTCTCTTCGAAGAATTCAATGACAGAGTTAAGTGCCCACACTGCACCAGCAGTGAAGAGACCGTCGAAAAAGATACCGAAGTATCCAACATTAAATAAATCCTTAGTTATTCCACCCAATGTAATAGATAGGAAGAACCCTACCCACGTTGCAGTACAAAGGGGACAGTTAATAAGTTCTCCAAAAAATTTAGAGTGTTTTGTAATCCACGTACGTAGTCCCTCAAAGATTGACCCGTATACAATTATGGTCGTCATTCCATACGCCATAAAAGTCCAAAATATTAATAATCCGATCATAGTAAAATATACAGATTATTAATTTAGTAATCAACCCCTATTCATCATATAAAGACCCCAAATTGGAACTCTTCATATACTTTGCTCGGTTGAAACCTGAAAGTGATGTTGTTATTTTATCGAGATCCTCGATAAGTTTCGCGTTTTCTACCTTTAACTTTTCAATCTCTTGATCGTCGGTTATGTAAATTGGTTTTTCTACAATGACTTCTTTTATCACTTCTTTAGTGACAACTTCCGTATCGGATTTGACAGGTACTTCTTTTATCACCTCAACAATCTTCTCAACGATCACCTCTTTGGTGATTGTCTTTGGTTTTTTACTAAGTTCTGTCTCTAATTTATCCACTTTTTGGGACAACTCCTCGATTTTTTTGGTGTCTTCAACCTCAACGACCTTCTCCACTTCTTTAATAACGTCTTTACCACGTGCAATTGAAGGTGTCTCACCAAATTTTAATATAGTGTAACCTCTTTCAAACACATCGTGTGCCAATTCTTCAATTTTATCAATATTATTTAACTCACAATACTGAATAAATTCTTTACTTAAAGTTAAGGAGTATTTCTTTTTCATCGTCAATGTCTTTAATATCACTTATTGAGAAATGAAGGAAAGGTTCTTCATTATCTATGTCATGAAATGTGTATTTATCGGTTGGTACATCATAAATTCCATATCCATGGTGTTGTACCGTTTCTCCAAAGTTTTGTTGGATCATCGACCCCACCATAATTGCTTGACCACCTTCAGGTAATTCAAAAACTTGTCTCTTATGAATGTCACCACACAACAATAGGTCTAAACCTGTGAAACTTAGAGGTGAAAACGAATCTTCAAACTCATAACCAGTGTCCGTTGATAATCCCATTATTGGACTGTGGAATAATCCAACATATAAACCTTCCCCCTTTTCAAACTCAGGTCTTTGGTTATGTTGATACAAGGAATAAACAACCCAATTGATGTTATCGTCTTCATACACACCACTATCCTTGTAAAACCGTATGTTATCGTTGTTTAATAATTCAATGATTGGTGTTATACTGTCAATCCTTTCATGGTTATTCTCTAAGAAATCGTGATTACCTGGTATTATAACTACAGGTGATATTTGTTCTGCAATATCATTTAAGAACTTTGCAGTTATGATTAATTGTTCATTTGAGATATTAATCTTTTCATGTACTAAATCACCCGCAATAACAACACGGACTTCTTCATAACTATATCCATCCATTTGACCCTTAACCTCTGTTAGGAATTTTTGAAATTGTTTTTCGTAGTTCTCATGGTATAGTTGTCTACGAATGTGGATGTCGGCGGTGTGTATAATCTTCTTAATCATCTAATTTCATTTTTTTACGATATTCATCGTGTATTAATTTTTTAAACTTAGTTGTACTCCAACCATGTTCCCTTCCAATATAATGTATTGGTACCTCTAATTCAGAACCCGTAAAGTCAGTCCTATTTTTATAATCATCACCCAAAAACCTAACATCGGGGTTAAGATTTTTAATTAACTCTAAAAGATCTTTCTCAAACGTATATATATGTACATCACTTACGTATCTAACAGAAAGTAATGTTTTCATTCTTTCCTCCACACTGAGTATTGGTTTTATTTTTTCTTTAGGTCTTTCAATTGATGGGTCTGTATGTAATAAAACCACAAACCGTTTACACATCTCACTACACTCCCTAAACATATGGATATAACCCGGATGGATTACATCAAAATTACCAGCTATTATTCCTACTTCATATTTCATCTACAGTAAATTAATAAGTAATGGTGCAACTTTATAACCAACATATGCCCCGATTGCTGTTGGTACGGGAAACACAATAAATTTACCTAAATCCGTAACATACTTCGGTCGACTCACTATCTTACCTAAAAAAAAGTAATATATTAAATACGATAAAAGGACGGCGATGTCTATTTTAATTGTTACTGAAACGATAACAACCGCACCCAATAAACCATATATGAAATTATAAAGGACACCATCTACCCATATTTCCTTTTTATCATTTTCACGATATTCATTAACTAACTTCTTCATTGTTGTTTAAAATATTTGGGTTTTGTTTAATTGTTTGTTTTGTGATTAGATCTTTTATTTTTGTCGTTGACCAATCGTGAGATCGAGTAGTGTAAATCACTTTTATCGGTAAATAGTCACCCGTAAATGGTTTTCCAAGATAATCTTCACCTAAAATCCTAACACTTGGTTTTATAATTGAAATCAATTCTAATAACTCTTCCTCAGTCTGATATACAAATACCTCATCAATGTACCTTATTGACATTAAAGTCTTATACCTCTCATATAATGGTACCACAGGTTTGTATTTACTCTTTCTGTGAAGTGAGGGGTCCCTCTGTAAAAAAACCACGAACCAATCACAATGTTGTTTTGCTGTTTCAAATGTATATATGTAACCAGGATGTAGTAAGTCAAAATTACCAGCGGTAAAACCAACTACTTTTTTTTCGGGTTGAAATGACACAATTTCCACTATTTTAAGACTTTTTCCATATCTAATAGGTAAATCTTTTGAATCACATCCATCGGTACTTTATACTCTTCGAACTCACCATCTTCCTTCACAAGTACTACAATGGAACCTAATAGTTTTTTATTTTCAAACTCAGTACCCTCTAACATTTTATTTAATAACCTACCATAAAAGGGTAGTTGTAGATAATAATGTCCAAGTGCTGTACTATCAATGTTATTGAAGGGTGGATACATTTTCTTAGTGTATCTTTGTTTTTTAAAGTTAATTGGTTTGTTTGTTTTCCAATCCGTAATTAAAATACCGTAGTCCGTACCTTGTTTGTTTTCAACCAACCATACTTTATCGGGTTGACCCACATAACCTAAGTCAGGATCACCTAAAACAATTTCAGTATCAAGTAATACCGCGTTTCTCTCATGCATTAGATCGAGGAACTTATGACCCGCAGTAATCATGTTATTACTTCTTTCGATCTGTTCATCGTCACAGACGTAGATCGGTTCTCTTACTTTTTTATAATCACCATACTGTTCAATTAACTCTTTTTCTAAGATATAATGAACCCTACTTCCTTGATTGGTTGCATAAGTACCTTTATCCGCCCACTCCTGCAGTAATTCTTTTTGTTTTGTTCGGTCACCTTTTGACATCCTTAACGATATCGCATCTGACTGAAATTCCTCGTAAAATTTCTTTATAATTTTTGAGACTGATGGGTAGTTTGACCTAATCATACCATGTTTGTCTCTCATATAATAAATGTGGTCCTCTTCAATAAAAGAAAGATCTATATCTTTTCTTCTTCTATTTAATATTTTCCTAATCTTCTCCGCTTCTATTTTTAAATCCATTAATCTAATTGTATTTCTTTAAACTCTGATAGATCTCCTTGCATATCCGCAATATCCCTATCCATTGGTAACTTCATTACCCATATTTTTCCTAATAATTTTCCTGCATTCATTCTGTGGTATAACTTTTCGGTATCATTCCAAGCATCACCATCTAAAACAATAACAACTTTCTTTGCCTTTCCGTAAAGAGTCATAAAAAGATGTTCGGTGATGAACTTACCTAACATTGGTATTGAATTATCTAAAAATAGACTATCAAATACACCCTCAACTAAGTACACGGGTTTGGTCCAATCCACCATATGTTCATTCCAAATAAGACTATCCTTATCCGCTTGTGGGTTCTTATACTTCATTCGTGTCCAACTAAGGAACGATCGTGCAACAAAGAAATTTACATATCCTTTATTATCATACGATGGAATTATTATCCTATTTTCATATGGTCCACTATCACAATACCCCATTCGATGTTTTATGATCATGTCCTTTGTGATGTTTCTTGACTTTAGATAATTGAATGCCTCCCTGAATTTATGTGTCATTTGTCGACCTTCGGACGATTTACTAAACTCAACAAACTCATATGGTAGTCGAACAATTGTGTCTCTTTTATCCACAACCATGACCAAATCTTCGGGAGTATAAAGTGTGAATTGTTTATACTGTCTCGGTGATGCGTACTTTCTAACCAACTTATTTAAATGACCTTTTGTGTTTTCAGTCTCCGCACATGACCAACATTTGTACACATAATTCATATAATTAATCTCCAAATTACCTTTACCATCACCATCGTCTAACCCCTTCATGTCTGAACATACGGGACAGTCAAAAGAAATCTGACCCCTATAATCGTTGTGATTATGAGGTTCACCGAAAATATCCTGTAGGACATCAACAACTAATGAAAAATCTGCATCTTTGGTCATTATACAATAATATACGAAAAAAAAATGACAAAAAAAAGTCCCCAGGAACACCACTCCCCGGGGACAACCAACTAACGTATTAAAATTAACAGAATCCAATGAATATATTTCATTTCATTTTCCTCATTAACGTTAACTTCATACGTCCCGTCCTAATATTAAATATAACGAATCATTTCCGTAAAGTAAAGACCCCTCTATGTATTTTCTGATTTTATTTTATTAATATAACCGATTACTGCAGTTGCCGCATCACTCATATCATAACATTCTTTTTTTATTCTACCTGTTCGAGGTGAAATACCCCATTCAACTTCAGGAAAAAGATCATTAACGTGTTCCCACACTACATGTTTCTTATCAATATCTTTAGGATATCCACCAAACAACACATTCCTACCCTTAACGTTCTTACCAACAAGATCAGGAAACGCAAATTTTCTTGCGTTATATGTTGAAATGAAATTTGGTACAACACCTAATATATCAAAACATGATTTTAAAACCATACTATTATATCTCAATAAGGTACCAACAGTGTAAACATTATTAGAATTTAACAATGGTTCTTCAATTATAATCTTAGTAATTCCCATGTTCTTGTATTTCTCAAGTTGTTCCGCAAACCCTTCCGATTTCTTCAGTAACTCCTCAATCTTATCTTCAGGTTGTGGTTTAATCTTAGGTGTAAAGTGTGTTAGTTCCAACAAATGGGAACCTGTGATATCAAATAATGCCCAACCAATTGTCTTAGTTGAAACATCCAAACCCAAAATCTTAGGTTTATTTTTAAATTTACTATTCATATAATATTATATATGTAATAATTATACATAATTAACATTCAATAGTAAACACTAATTAAATTCTTTAGAAGTCTATTTTTACTGATATTACCTGTGTTCCTTTTCGTTTAACAGGTGATGAAGTTTTTGCAGTAACTAACACGTCCTTATTTTGGTCCAATAGTACAACTTCTGTAACAAATTTCTCGGTTGGAAGACCTCTTTGTGTTGTTACATATGTTGGGTTTTGTGTATTAGTGAATTGAGTGTGTGGTAGGTTTACCAAGAACCTCATTTCTTCAATATCTGTCGATCTAACAAGTTTTATACTACCAGGGAATGGTTGTTCGTCACCAAATTGTGGTTGTATTGTTGAACCCGTGTACCCCAAATAATCAGTATCAGTGGTAATATAACTTTCCAAATCAAATAAAGATCCATTTTCAATATCAGAACCCGTTATAACGAAAGAGAAGTCTCTTAAGTTGGTTGGGTTAATTAATGAATTGGCTACGTGGTTTGGGATTCTACTTGTAATATCAATTTCCGTCCATAAATTTGGATCAGGTAATAAATCGGTGTTGTTGGTAGTTTCTTGTATTAATACTTTCAATTTGTCAGCGATGAATCCTTTAGTTGCACCACTAAACGATGTTTGTAAGTGTTGAAATGATCCAACACCGTTTGGATGGTCTGTTGATCCTCCAAATTTTAATGCAATATTAGATGGGTATACAACGTCACATGCACCATCAACTTCATTTATCTGTACTTTAGAAAAGTTGTTACATGGTAATCCATTTAATGATTTATCACTCGAGTATTCTAACATATAAGTAACCCAATATGTTTGTGATGTACTTCCTGAGAAACACGCATCACTTATAGGTGTGTCACTTGGTATGTGGTATGCTTTAGGTGTTGGTAATGTGTATCTTCGGTTTGATCTGTAGTCAAGTAATGCAACTAATTCTTGATCGTCAAATACTATAACTTTTTTATCTACAAAAACTTTACCTACTTTCTCCCCCGTCTCATCTATTAAGAATCTATATTTTATATAGTTAGTTCTGATATCACCAGGTGTTCCCGCAAATGTAGAATCTATATAATAATCCGTAGTGTCCATTTTAAATTCAGCACCTATCGTAGTACCTGTACTATTTTCATAGTAGATGAATGGTAAATAAACATTAAAGAAATTTACGTCTTCAACAACCTCATCATCAACTAAGACACCTTCAGTAGTTGAACTACCTATATAATCATCATATTTAAAAAATCTATCAGGATCTTGGAAAATATGTCCTAATTCAGTGTAGTGAATTATTGCAACACATTTTTGTTCTTCAGGTAAGACCTTTATTGGTTCATCAAAAGAATTAGAGTATGTTACCCCTGTGTTACTAACCTGTCCATCAGATATACCATAACCGAGGTATTCCATTGTAGATATGTGTTTACTACTGGTATAACCAGATACATTCTCGTCAATACCGTCAACATCTGCCCCTATTGGTTTTTCTTGCCACACAACATTTAATGACCATGGATCGTGTTGTTCTCTTGGATCAACTTGATTTGATACACAGTATGGTGATACTTTAGGTTCTAATGGATGTTCTATATTACACTTGTTACATATAACCTGTGCAAACCCACCTAATGTTGTGAAATCAGGTACAATCCTATCTATTGTTATTGTTGTTTGACCTGTAATGACAGTGTCACACGATGGTGTCGTTGTAGATCCCGTAACCACACTTATATTAAGTATTTTATAAATTAAACTTGTTGAGTTACCTGTTACGACTTGTTCTTCTGAAACGAATTGGTTGTTATATACCACAGTAACGTATTCACACCCATTAAATCTTGAAAGATTATTTGTGTCAATATCAGTAACCGCACCATTATTACAATCTAAGTACGCTAACGTCTCAGTAAATTGTATTGTAGTTCCTGTAATAAAACTTGTGGACGTACCACTTAATGGTATTCGAACACTCGTACATTCCACAGTAGTTCCTGAACATTCACTACTATCATAAGGTTTATATTCTGTAATAAAACCAGCAGGTCCCATTCCGTTTTTAATGGTTTCTGTTATAGAATCCATCACAGGTACACCATATGTTGTTGTACCATTAGTATCTAATAAGTAAGGATACTTAACTTGTGAGTCTTTATCAAAAGGTGCCAATACATTTTGTTGTGGATTATCCCCTATACCATCTAACGAATCAAATGGTGTTGTATAGTCAAATTCAGAATCTCCTACTTGGAAGAATTTTATTTGAAAATCTCCTTGTGCAATTGATTTCCTACCCTTTTGGGTTAATCTCGCTGAGAGGAATTCCGCATTGTTTTGACTTAAAAAACTCATAGTTATAATATATACATTTTAATCTTATTTATAAATATCTAATTATATTATTTCTAATTAAATCCCACATTTTTAAGCTACATATGTCGTTATCTCATTTTGTTCTGCTCTAACAAATGACTCATTAAGTGACCATGCGAATGTATAAGATACATTTTCACCATCAGTAGAATAATAAGATGGGTGTATTCCAACCGCAACAGTACGAGTACCGATAGGAGGTATTTCTATAACCCATTGGGATCCACCATAAGCTGGATTACCACTTGATATTGTGCTTTGATAGTTAGCATTTTGAGTTCCTCCCTGAATCCCCACATATATTTGGTCCCCATCTTGAGTCACATTTGAGTACACAATTTTCGCCATAGCGTCAAAAGACTGATTACTTCCACTATATGTTTTAGCCATCATCCTAACGTAAATTGTTTCATCTGAACCATTGTAAATACTATGAACCTTCCCACTCCCTTGTGGAATGTTGTATTCCCCAATAGGTCCTTGACCATCGTAAACGGGGAATGAGGAACCCTCTGAACCCGAAACAAAACCTTTAATTATAATATTTTGGTTGGTTGGAGGATTTGCTTCAGGAGTTGGTTGTGGTGTCGCTTCAGGGGTTGGTTGTGGGGTTGCGTTTGGTGTTGCCACTGGTGTCGCATCAGGAGTTGGTTGTGGCGTTGCGTTTGATGTTGGTATTGGTGTTGCGTTTGGTGTCGCATCAGGAGTCGCGTTTGGTGTTGTGTTTGGAGTTGGTTGTGGGGTTGGTTGTGGAGGACATGGGTCAAAATCCTCAATAAAGTTACCATTAGGACAACCATTATATAGTTCTTCTTCAGTGGATAATCCCATATCTTTTATTATTCTAACCCAACTAACATCAGTATGACATGAAGAACCCACACAATTTTGATTAGCTCCAGACCATATACATGCACAATCAAACGAAAAGTCAATAAATCCATTTGGGGAGTTAGCTGCAATACTCTGAGCTTGTTGTGATGTTATTGATAACGCGTTATACCTATCACCTGAGCTAGCACCAGGATAATTAGGGTAAGTAGGTGGTCGATTTACATCGTCATATATTCCACCCGCATTATTCATATTAACCTGACCAATATTTACATTATTCGCCATAATGTCGAACTTCGCCCTATTACATCCATGACCACCACTACAAGGTGATCCATTTAAACCACTATTATTATATTCAACAACAAACGTTAAGGAATTAATACAACTTTCTAAAACAGTTTGAGTGGTTTGGGGTGTTGGTGCAGGATTAAAAAATTCAACGAAATCCGCACATATTTCACAATCAACACTCGGTGATTTTATTAGTAAAACTTGATCTAAACAACCCGTACTAACTAATTTTAAACCAAACTCTATTATACTATCATCCACAGTAAAGGTAACAGGACTTGTTGTAACTCCCGCATAAACTAAGTTTGTGGCATTACCTGTGGTTGTTCCACTATATATATCAACAGGGAAATCAGTCAACGAATGACTATTATCTAAATTTATATTTACCCTTATTAATTTACTCATATTTTTTTATTTTATTTCTAATTAATTAGACAGGTTCTAAACCTTCATCACGACCACCGCCACATTTATTTGTGGTTCCATAATTACCATTTTTTTGGAAAAGTAATTTTTCACTACCTTCTGTTGATTCATCTGCGACCATATATGTACCATCAGACGAATATCTAAAGACTGTTGGTGTTCCAGACCATATAGAATTAGGGTGTATTGTGTATGCACCACCACCACCATTTATAATCTCATTATCTGATAGTGCAAATGTTGATTTAACTATATTTTTCCCATCTGCATTGGTGGTGAACCATGATGTGTTATAAGTTACATAAACTCTATTTTCTAAAATACCATCATTACCTTCATCACAATTCGCGTTGTTTGGTGCTGAAGTTGTGTTAGATAATAAAATGGCAGATATCTCTGTCGTCTCTGTTGTAGGACTTGGAGTTGGTTGTGGGGTTGGACTTGGTTCTTGTTCATATGTACAATTACGATTTTCAGTACATGACCCTCCACTTGGTGGTCTTTCTACACCGGATGGGTCTATCACTGCCGCACCTCCACCAGACTGACCGAAATCAAACCATAGTGGTGTTGTTTGAGAACATACACCATATACCGATCCACTCACCCCTTGATATACTGCAAGAGTAGCCAAAAGATTTGAGAACGGTGTAAGTATTGCTGTTTCACCACCTTGGAAGTAATCTAATCCCTGATTAGTTGTGTCGACGTTATTAGGAACAAATACAAAGTTACAGGTTAATGCACTAACCTCTGTTGTGGGACTTGGAGTTGGTGATGGGCTCGGAGAAGGAGATGGGCTTGGTGTCGGATTAGGTGATGGACAAATACCTCCAACACAATCTGAACCTATACTATAACTTAATTTAGCGTCCGACACCGTTATATTTTGACCACTACCACACACACTAAATGTTTCTTGAGTATAAGTCGTTCCTGTTTGAGGGACTCCCGAACAATCATCGTAACCGTAATATCTTGCTCCGCTTGAGTTATGAGAGAACTCTATACAAACACAAGGTCCTTCAGTTGGTGTTGGTGTAGGAGTTGCAATGTTAATATCAACATCAAAGTCACAATTTTCTGTAACTGTTGGTGTAGGTGATGGAGATGGTGTTGGACTACTTGAAGGTGTTGGACTTGGTGTTGGACTTGGTGTTGGAGTATTATCACAAACACCATCAGTACATGTTCCGTAAACGCCGTAAGTTACTTTTTCAGCAACTGATATTATACTTTGTGCACATACGTGAAATGTTATTTCCTCCATTGGTGGAGTGTCAGACGTTGCATTTACTGTCACACCACTACAATCAACATATGAGTAACTGAAATAACCCTGACGATTACTATTAATTTCGAAACATTGACACGCCACCTCATCCGTAGGTGTTGGAGTAGGGCTTGGTGATGGGGTTGGACTTGGTGATGGACTATATTCCACAAAATTAACCGTGAAATTACAATCAGTCGTTGGTGTTGCGGTTGGTGTTGATGTTGGGCTTGGTGTGGCAACAGGACTAAATGGTGGACAGTTTTCACAATCAATATTAATTAACTTAACTTGAAAACCACCTTGTCTTTTAGGTAATTCAGATGGTGGTGGTGTAACGTAAAAATCACAGTGTACCAAAAAGATATATAAAGGACCTTCATATGTACCAACATCAAATGTGTGTGGTAAACTATGTGATCCAATTGATTGTGCACTTACAGGTATTATATATGGATCACCGTTGTAGGTTGTACCCGTATATATTGTGAATTCATCACATACACCATTTTCATATAGATTATTTACCGTTATAAGACTCATTTAATAATTTCTGTATTTCTATAAATACTTTGGAATCAAATTAACACAAAGAGAATAGTATATAAAAAAACCCCCACCATGGAGGGTTTTTCAGATATTATAATACTTGTCTTTTTATTACTCACCACAATGTAAAAAGTCATCACAACCAGGAACGATAGGTATACGTGATATGTATCCATTTTCACTTCCAGGAGGTGCAGTAAATGTGGTTGATATTACAGTTGCACAATACGTCGCACCACCACATCCACTATTACTGGTCCCCCTAAACTGTACAACATCACCTATAGAATATCCCGGATCGGACACGACAGTAAGGTTACCATTCTCACAATACACAATCTTAGGTACATGATAGTCCTGTGAGTCGTTACATCTCTCAAGTCTATAGTAAGTCTCAAGTTCGGTTGTTGGACTTGGTGTCGCACTTGGTATTGGTGTAGGTGTGTAAGTTGGCATTTGAGTTACATTTGGTGTTGCACTTGGATTAGGTGTTGCATTAGGTGTTGCATTTGGTGTTGCACTTGGATTAGGTGTTGGTTGTGGTGTTGCACCATTTGTTGGTAGTGGTGTTGCATCAGGTGTTGGTTGAGGTGTTGCATCAGGAGTTGGTTGAGGTGTTGCACCATTTGTTGGTTGAGGTGTTGCACTTAATGTTAAGGGATATTCCACAATATTTGTTGGACAATCTTTTATCATAGTTGCATTATTATTATAAAAAATAACACTTGTTGCACTATCAGGTACCGTTATTAGTACACCTCCCTGAACTTGAGCTAATGTTAAATTAGTTGCCTGATTACTTGTTCCATAGAGGAGTGCTTGGTTACCATTCGTTGATGACGTATGGTATATTGTATACGGACCATTGTTGGTTCCTGAAGTTAACGTTACTGTGAAATGTCTTGCCATTTTATTACTTTTATATATAAATACTTTATTCTTTCTTATTATCTATTACCTTAATTAACAACTTGGTATACTATAACCTAAATTATTAATCGCCGTAATTATAAGTCCCATATAATATTGTGGACTACTCCCTGGTGTAACACCATAGGTATTATGCACTACAGATTTATCAGATAACCCATACACACCACTATAGTTACCTAAACCACCCTCAACCGCTTCCAATAGATTTTTAAAGTATAGATACTGACCTGTGGGTTGAGTTTGAACTTGAAAAATCTCACCAATAAGGTAATTGGTTGGATTATTATCAATGTTATTTCTTAAAGATGTTATGTCAGTATTAAAAGTACTGGTTCTGTTAGTGGTGTTGTTCCATCCAGAAGTAGAACCACCATGATATATTGAAGCCCCTTCGTCTTGGAATGATAAGTTTATGACTTTAGTAATTGATGATGTAGTACCAGTCGTTGCTAAACAAGCGTAACTTCTTTCCCCGAAATTCAATGATGACATATTTAAAACTCTTACCCTACTATCATATAATGCCGAATCATTGTTGTAAAACGGTAATAAACAGTTTTTAAGAATGGTAGATGCCATAGTATTTAATGGGGCTTCAGTGGTACCCATAGAACCTGAATCATCAAAGAATATATTAATTTCAGTCTTGTCGTCTATGACCTCACCTGTTGGTGATGGGGTTGGACTTGGTGTTGCGTTTGGTGTTGCGTTTGGTGTTGCGTTTGGTGTTGATGCCAACGTTGGTTGTGGGGTTGGGGTTGGACATATTAATTGAAGATCTACCCCAAATTCAATCCTATCGTAACAATCAAATGCCTTACTATCATGAATGTATATGTTATGAATAACATATCTACTCCTTAAATCATTCTCGTGAACATCAATATCATTTACGTTATCCTCCAACTTTATCCAATACTCAGTATCAAATTCTAATTCAGATACGACATTTTCACATGTAGTTCCCGATCCTGGTGGTGGAACAGTTGGGTCATCGTTAGTCATACATATCGGATTTGACATATAGTCTCTAACATTAGATGATGGCCACGCACCATTAACCTCAGGACCTTCAATTTTCTTGAAGTACCCGTAGGGTGATGTTCCAATACTTAAGTTAAACTTGTTTGGAGAAACAATATCATATAAACGTACAACTAATCCCATATGTTATATAAATACCCAATAATATAGATTACTTTAAATAAAAAAAACCCATCGAAATGGGTTTTAATTAAATATTTAATTTTAATGATTTAGTTATATTTCATTACAATTGTCCCCTTGACTAATAGGTACATGTGTTACCGCCTTCGGTGTAGTACCATCAAATATCCATACATTCGAATTCTGGAAAGTACCTTGTCCATCTACTCTGATTGTATCTGTTCCACTTGGTAAAAACCCTCCACCACTTATAGTATTCCATGCGGCTTCACTAATTATAACATTTGCCGGTGCTTCACCATCATTTCCACACTTATTGAATCTGAGATTTGAAACAGGGTCGTCTCCACCACCTTCAGTTGGTGTTGGAGTTGGTGCCGGTGTATTATTTAAACCTGTCCAACTCACTGAGTTATCACAATCACCTGTAGAAGTTACTGTACCACCCGTTATCGTATCGGCCACTTGATATGTAACACCAGCCGTTAACTGTGCTTTAGTCACTGAAGTAGCAATTGTTGTATCCGAAGGACTCCCTCCCGAATGTTTCCCGATAATTGTGAAATTATCCGCTTGTGTTGTACCTGTGTACAATGCGTTTAATGTAAATGTTACTGAATATGCCATGTTTTCTTTTTTTTATCTGTTTATTATAAATATCGTGTTTTTTTAAAATATCACGATACTCGTATTTATTTTTGTATTACTATATTACACCACAATCAAAATTATTATCACATGGCGAACCGTTAGATGAAATATCTGCAAACTCTGAAATGAATGAATCACCACTTGGACCATATTTAAACATATTACTTAGTGTTGGTTTACTACAGAAATAAAAAGTATTCACACCTCCATTCTCCATGGATAGTTGTGAATTTAAGTTTACTGAGGTTTCACCTGCCTCACAATCGTTGTTTATATAGTATAAGTCTTGGTTAGAAGCGTTGGTTAAATAACTACTCGGAACCGAAACTTCAATACAATTACATTTACTTACTCCCTCATCACCAAACGTACTTTGTATTGGTGAAGTTCCCACAGGACATCCATTTGCGTCTGTAACAACAACATAGTAATATCCTTCCACCAAGTTACTAAATGTTTGTGATGGGTTACCCGATGTTACACCTGTAATGGTTGCAACTAATGTTCCACCACCTACCGTGTATGGTGATGTTGTGTCATTGTAAAGTCTGTAAGTTTTATTCCATGTTCCACCTGACGATGTAACTACTATGTTACCATTAGGTCCCACAGTAAATGATGAAATAGTTGCAGTACCCGCAGTTGGTTGTGTCACATTTATTATATATGCTTTTTCACATCCATCACCATCTTTAATTGTAATTACATGGTTACCACTACTTAATGAGGAGTATGTTTTAGGGAATGTTGTACTATAAGTTCCTGAACCTATTTTAGAATTATATGTTCCTCCGTTTCCACCCGTTGGACTTGAGACTGTTATTTCACCATCACTACCTCCATTACAACTCACACTACTCATTACAAATGTTGCACTTGGGTCTGTCTTATTAAGTTGTGCACTTCCTGTTCGAACACAATCAGAAGTGTCTTTAACCCTTATTAAATATATTGCTTCACTTAAAGTGGAAAAAGTATTACTCGCTTGGTAACTAAATCCATTATTTAAAGAATATGTGTATGATCCACTACCACCACTTGCGTTAATTACTATTTTACCATCATTATCTCCACTACATGAAGGGTGTGTTAATGTGGTAGTAAAACTAACCTGTGTTGGTACCGTTATTGTTCTTGTATATGTGCTTGTACATCCACTACCATCTTTAATGTATATGGTATATGAACCAGCAACTAAACTACTATATGTTTTAGGGAATGTAGTCGTATATGACCCACTACCCAATTTTACACTATATGTTCCACCATTTCCACCTGATGGACTACTAACAGATATTGATCCCGTACCACCATAACATGTAGGGTTTGAATGAGAAACTATTGCAGATACCGCCGATTTAGATAATGTTCTACTAAGACTTTTAGTACATCCATTTTCATCTGTTGCAATTAAAGTGTATGTACCTTCCTCTAAATTTGTTTGGGAAAGATCCGTAATTGCCACACCATTTTGTGTGTATGTTTTTGTTCCTGTTCCACCACCAACAGTCCATGTAATTGATCCATCACTACCTCCAATACATGTGGGGTTGGAGAATGTACTACTAATGGTAATGGCAGTGGGTTCTGTTATTGTTTTTGAATATGATCGAACACACCCCTCACCATCTCTTACTTGTATTGTATAAGAAGTGGCACCTAAACTACTATATGTTTTAGGGAATGTCGTTGTCCATGACCCAGTATCTAATCTAACACTATATGTTCCACCATTTCCACCTGATGGACTACTAACCACAAAAGATCCTGTAACTTGTTTATTACACAATGGATTGGTAGTTACTATAGTTGCCTGTGGGAGTGATTTAGATAACGAATAACTTTGAGTGTCTATACATTGATTGGCGTCTTTAACGTATGCAGTTCCACCACCAATAGTTAAACCTGTAAACGTACCTGATGTGTAATAATTTACACCATTTATTGAATATAACTTACTTCCTGAACCACCTGTTGAACTAATAACAATCTGTCCGTCAGTAGACGATGTACATGTTGGATCTGTTACCACTACAGAAGCAACTAAGTTTGTAGGTTGGGTAACTGTTACAGTATATGATCTACTACATAGTTCTGAATCCCTGACTTGTATTGTATAATTACCCGCAGTTTTAGTACCGAATGTGACAGGTGTACTGAAATTAGTCCAATTACCACTTGAAAATTTAAATTGGTACTGTCCCCCATTACCACCTGTTATAGATGCCAATGTTATATCACCATCATTTCCACCGTAACAACTAACATCATTATTATATATTGATGCGGAAACAATTGATTTGGTTAAAGTTCTTGTTGATGACGAAGTACAGTTACCACCATCTTTAACTTTTATTGAATACGTTCCAGTACCTAAACTATTAAAGACATTACTACTCTGATAGTTTGTACCACCATCTTTAGAATATACTTTAGTACCTGAACCACCAGACGCTGACACTGTTATTGAACCGTCGGTATCGTCACTACATGTTGGATTAACAAATGTTGTTGTATGAGTTAGTGTTGTTGGTTCTGATATGGTTTGTGTGTATGTTTTTACACATCCTTCACCATCTTTAATGTATATGGTATATGTACCAGGTACTAATGATGTATATTCTTCAATAGTGTTATTTGGTAGGTCTATATAGGTACCTAATTTATTAATTTTTACCTGATATATTCCACCGTTTCCACCCGATGGATTTGCCACCGATATAGTACCATCACCAGCCCCATTACATGTGACATTTGTAAATGACCACGTTAATATAGGTGCTGATTTTGATAATGTTAAACTACTTGATCCTGTTGTTGTACATAAATTACTATCTCTAACGTCTAATGTGTAATTTCCAGTTGTTAAACCTGTGAAGGTTCCCGAAGGACCCCACTGAAAACCATCTTTAGTGTATTCATACGTACCACTACCTCCCGTTGCCGTTATAACTATCTCACCATCCGAACCGTCCCAACATGTTGGGTCAGTATGTGTTGATGTAAACGATACTTGAGTTGGTTCTGTTATTGTTACTGAGAATTCTCTTTCACAGAAACTCCCATCCTGTATTGTTATCGTGTATGTACCCGCAGATAAATTACTTATTGTACGAGTAGTCCCATCATCATCTTCAAATTCTCCATCATCAAATTTTATCTTATACGGACCACCATTACCACCACCAATTTGAGTTATTCTAATTTCACCCGAACTGAGTCCATTACATAATGTATTTGTTTTGGATAGTGATAAAGTTATTGCCGACTTAGTTAGTACTACCGTTCTTGAACTTGTACACCCATTTTCGTCAGTTGCAACTAAAGTGTAATTACGTTCATCCAACCCTGTTTGGGAAAGATCCGTAATTGCCACACCATTTAACGTATATGTTTTGGTTCCTGTTCCCCCACCAACGGTGAAAGTAATTGTACCATCAGAATCACCATCACATGTTGGATCTGTATGAGTATCGGATATGAATATTGCTGATGGTTTTGTAATTGTTTTACTTATAGTACCTATTTCACCATTACTATCTTTTATGTAAATTGTGTATGTCCCTGAATCGAGATTTGAAAATGTCGTTGATGTTTGGTAATTAGTACCGTTAATTGAATATGTATATGGTGAATCACCTCCCGTAGTTGAGGTAACCTCAATACTACCATCCCTTAAGTTGTTACATGTAATATTGGTTACATTCGCAGTACCTGATACAGATATATTTGTTATTGATATGGTTATTTTCTTTTCATACCATAACCCTCCTTGATCTGTCGATCTTACTCTTATTGTGTATGAATTCTTGGTTTCATAATCAAAAACTTCTTTGCTTTTTAAGGTTGTTCCGTCTATATAGAATGAACCATTGTTGGTATCTCCAAGACCACTTACTAATGTATATGTAAATGTATTTCCTGCGTCAGGGTCTGTTGTGGATAATGTTCCTACAGTGGACCCTGTTACCACATTCTCATCAATAGATGAATTAGATAATGATATGTTTGTTGGAGTTTCATTAACATTAGTTACATTAATAGTAAACGATTCTTCTCTATATAAACCACCTTGGTCTGTTGATCTTACTCTAACTGAATAAGTGTTCTTAACTTCATAGTTGAATACTTCACTACTTTGAATATTATTACCACTTATGTTAAATGAACTATTATTAGTGTCACCCACACCACTTACTAATGTATATGTAAATGTATTTCCTGCGTCAGGGTCCGTGGTTGAGAATTGACCAACCGTAGTACCCGTAGAACTATTTTCAGGAATATTATTATCTGATAAAATTATATCTGTAGGTGCTTCGTTTGCGTTGGTGATATTAATTGTTACTGATCTTTCGTGTGTTAAACCACCTGAATCTGTTGCTTTGACTCTTATTGTATACGAGTTTTTAACTTCGTAGTTAAACACCTCGTTAGATGTCAGAGTACCATTACTATTCAAACTAAACGAATCGTTGTTGGTATCTCCAAGACCACTTACCAATTCAAAAGTATGTGTATCGCCCGCATCAACATCGGTGGCGGTGAATGTAGTCACTGTTGTTCCTGTCGATTGATTTTCTTGAAATGACACTGTTGATGGTGTTATGTTAGAAGGGGTTTCGTTAAGATCTGTAATCAAAATCGTAAATATACCTATGTAGGTTAATCCCCCCGAATCAGTAGTTTTTACTCTTATAGAATAACTGTTCTTACCTTCATAGTTATAAACTTCTTTACTTTTTAGAACACCACCACTTGTTAATGTAAATGAATCATTATTAGTATCTCCTAAACCACTAACAAGTTCATAAGAATGACTATCTCCCGAATCAACATCCGTACTACTGAAAGTACCTATTGTTGTTCCTGTAGATTGATTTTCCGCAATACTATTACTTGATAAGGATAAATTTGTTGGTGATTCATTAACGTCAAGTACTGAAATTGTAAATGTATCCGTATAAGTGTTATTACCACTATCCGTAACCGTCACTTCAATACTATAAGAGTTTTTAACCTCATAATTAAAAACTATTGCATTTTTGAGTACACCCGTACTTGATAAGGCGAACGCCGAATTATTATTACCACTACCCGTTAGTGCGTATGTGAATGTTTCGTTACTATCAACATCTAACCCTGAAAAAATACCAATTGTTGTCCCCGTTGATGTGTTTTCACTTTGTGAATTATTACTTAAGGTTAAACCGTATGGTGTTTCATTAACATCAACTATGTCTACCGTAAATTCTCTTGTATTACTTAAACCACCATCATCAGTTGCTTTAACATATAATGTGTATAAACTTTTTACCTCGTGATTAAAAACTTGTGCATTAGATAAAACCTCATTAGTTAACGTAAATGAATTATTGTCGGGGTAATTTGCACTATCTGTAAATTCCCACGTAATGGTTCCACCCTCAGTATCGTCAGCAACTAAACTACCAATAGTAGTTCCTGTTGCAGTATTCTCTGTTTGACTAAAATTTGGTAATCTAATCCTTGGTGATGTATTTGTTGTTACGTCTACATCAAAGTCACAATTAATTGTTGGTGACGGAGATGGACTCGGTGTAGGGGTTGGTAATGCCGTTGGTCTTGGAGTCGCGCTAAACGTCGGAGACGGAGATGGACTCGGTGATGGACTCGGTGACGGAGACGGACTTGGGCTCGGTGATGGGGATGGACTTGGGCTTGGTGTAGGTGATGGACTCGGTGTAGGAGTTGGGGTCGCAATATCAATGTCAACATCGAAATCACAATTCGGAGTTGGAGTTGGACTTGGGCTCGGGCTTGGTGACGGAGACGGACTCGGTGACGGAGATGGACTCGGTGACGGAGACGGTGTAGGTGTAGGGTTAGGGGTTGAACTCGGTGATGGTGACGGTGTAGGTGATGCCGTTGGATTTGGTGTTGCACTCGGTGTTGCCGTTGGTAACGGAGTTGGTAATAGAATGGTGTCCTCAATTAGACACGAGTCGTTATATAATAATACCGACACCGCACTATCAGGTATCTCAACCTTTACACCTGGTGACGTAATTAAATCATTATATGTAACACCAGTTGCTGGTAATGTGGTACTAACTCTTGTGGCAATATTTGACGGACCCACCAAATCATAGTAGATTGTGTAATCACTATGTGATGTCCCTGATGTAATTAATATGTTAAATATTCTTGCCATTATTAAAATATATACTTTTTATATTGTTTTATGTACTCATTATTCCTAACAACTTGGAATTGTATAACCTAAATTATTCATTGCGTTTACTATTAGATCCATATAATATTGTGGTGTACTTCCTGCAATCGTATCTTGAACACAACTAACTTCAGTTTTATCACTTAATCCCGCAGTTCCCGAATAATAACCCGTTCCACTAAACAACGCATTCATAAATGCTTGATATTGTGGGTATGCATCGTTTCCACCACTTAAAGTGTCCACTTGGAATATTATTCCTCTATGTGACGTTGAGCTGGTTGCGTTGGTCAAATTAGTTCTTAAGAGTGTAATATCACTATTACCCACTGTACTACCATTTGTCCAACCACTAACCGTTGGTGATTCTGCTTCGTATGAGTTACTCTCATCTGCGAATGCTAAATTCACCACATTCCTTGACGGATCTGATGGTTGAGTTGCAATCCAACTAATCGCCCTTTCATTACTAATACTTGTTATTGTTACTCTTGAATTATATAAGTTAACATCATTATCATAGAATGGTAATAAACAATTCTGTAAAAGAGTACTCCTCATTGTATTAAGTGGACTTAGTGTTGAGTTCATTGAACCTGAACTATCAAAGAATATATTTATCTCCGTATCTGTACTAACCACTATCTCTTCCTGAATAACCTCAGTCGCTTGAACCTCAAAAGTACAATCACATAATATGTGTACATATTCTAAATCAAATAACGTCTGATTCCATTCGGCAACAACAAACACCGCATTATTATTAGAGTCAATAAATCTAATTCCTGTGTCGTATAAAATATTTGTACCATGAGGTGTTAAATTACCTAATGAGTGATCCACACTACTAACTTGGGTACCGACAGGTGTTACGTGTTGTCCAACACAACTTGTGTTAGATCCACCAGAATAACCACGTACATAAACTAAACATGATGTGGAATCATACCACCATTCTTCACCGTCAGTATCAACACCAGGTGTCTCAGCACAATACCCACCTAAATCATATATTCCAGCTCCACTAACTCCTGTTCCTGTGGACACGAATAAACCACTAAAGATTTCAGTTCCACAATTTGGTGGACAACCTACCGATGTAGGACTTGGACTCGGACTCGGTGATGGACTCGGAGAAGGAGATGGACTTGGTGTAGGACTCGGACTCGGAGATGGACTTGGTGTAGGACTCGCAGTTGGGTTTGGTGTAGCACTTGGGCTTGGTGTTGGTGTAGGAGTTGCAATATCTATGTCAACATCAAAATCACAATTCGGAGTTGCCGAAGGTGATGGAGACGGTGATGGTGATGGTGTAGGACTTGCAGTCACACTTGGTGTTGGTGATGGACTTGGGCTTGGTGATGGTGTTGGTGATGGTGACGGACTTGGTGTAGGACTCGCAGTTGCATCAGGTGTCACACTTGGTGATGGTGATGGACTTGCAGTTGGATTTGGTGTCGAACTTGGACTCGGCGTAGGAGTTGGTGTAGCAATATCTATATCAACATCGAAATCACAATTCGGAGTTGCCGATGGTGATGGGGTTGGAGTTGAACTCGCGGTCGTACTTGGTGATGGTGACGGACTTGGTGTAGGACTCGCAGTTGTACTTGGACTTGGTGACGGTGTAGGTGATGGACTTGGCGTAGGAGTTGGGGTAGCAATATCTATATCAACATCGAAATCACAATTAACCGTTGGTGACGGTGAAGGAGATGGTGATGGTGACGGACTTGGTGATGGGCTCGGAGATGGGCTTGGCGTCGGACTCGCAGTCACACTTGGTGATGGAGATGGACTCGGACTTGGTGATGGTGTAGGACTCGCACTCGGCATAGGAGTTGGAGTTGCAATGTTTATATCAACATCGAAATCACAATTTATTGTTGGTGTAGGAGATGTCGACGGACTCGGTGATGGTGTAGGAAATTGTGTAGCATCAGGTGTTGCCGGTGGTGTTGCAGTTGGGTCAGGTGTTGGTGCTGGTGTTGCCGAAGGTGATGGGGTTGCAGTTGGGGTAGCAATATCTATATCTACGTCAAAGTCACAATTCGGGGTTACCGACGGACTTGGGCTTGGTGATGGTGATGGTGTAGGACTCGCAGTTGTACTCGGACTCGGTGATGGAGATGGAGATGGGGTTGGACTTGCAGTTGTACTCGGACTTGGTGATGGTGTAGGACTCGCACTCGGCATAGGAGTTGGAGTTGCAATGTTTATATCAACATCGAAATCACAATTCGGGGTTGCTGATGGTGATGGACTTGGTGATGGACTTGGCGTCGGACTTGCCGTTACACTCGGACTCGGTGATGGAGAAGGAGATGGTGTAGGACTTGGGCTTGGTGTAGGACTACTTGAAGGTGCAGGTGTTGGTGTCGCAATGTTTATATCAACATCAAAGTCACAATTAGCCGTAGCCGATGGACTTGGGCTTGGTGATGGTGATGGTGATGGTGTAGGACTCGGGCTTGGTGTAGGAGTTGGGGTAGCAATATCTATATCAACATCGAAATCACAATTAACCGTTGGTGTAGGACTTGCCGTTACACTTGGACTTGGTGATGGAGATGGGCTCGGACTTGGGCTCGGTGATGGTGTCGGACTACTTGAAGGTGCGGGTGTTGGAGTCGCAATGTTTATATCAACATCAAAGTCACAATTTTCTGTAACTGTTGGTGTAGGTGATGGAGATGGTGTTGGTGTAGGAGTTGCAATATCTATGTCAACATCAAAATCACAATTAGCGGTAACTGTTGGTGTAGGTGATGCAGACGGTGAAGGAGTTGGAGTTGCAATGTTAATATCAACATCGAAATCACAATTTTCTGTAACTGTTGGTGTAGGACTCGGGCTTGGCGTAGGAGTTGGAGTTGCAATATCAACGTCCACGTCGAAATCACAATTTTCTGTAACTGTTGGAGTTGGAGATGGGCTTGGCGTAGGAGTTGGTGTAGCAATATCAACGTCCACGTCGAAATCACAATTTATCGTTGGTGTAGGACTTGCAGTCACACTTGGTGAAGGGGTCGGAGTCGCAATGTTTATATCAACATCAAAGTCACAATTTTCTGTAACTGTTGGAGTTGGAGATGGTGTTGGAGTCGCAGTTGGTCCCGCAATATCTATATCCACGTCGAAATCACAGTTCGGTATATCTATATCCACGTCGAAATCACAGTTCGGTGTTGCCGAAGGTGATGGTGACGGTGTAGGACTTGCAGTCACACTTGGTGAAGGACTTGGTGATGGTGTCGGACTACTTGAAGGTGATGGTGATGGTGTCGGACTTGCAGTCACACTTGGTGAAGGACTTGGTGATGGGCTCGGTGTAGGAGATGGGGTTGGACTTGCGGTCACACTTGGTGTTGGTGCCGGTGTTGCAGTTGGTGGTTGTGTTGGTCCTGGTGTGGGTGTAGGTATGTCATTACAATCCTCAGTATAAATTGGTCGATTTAAATCTTCAATTGAAGGTATAACAGCACAATCTAATTGGTCTTGGAAATATTGTTGAGCACTTAATGATAAATCCTCAAATGTTTGTTGTGGATAGTGAACTAAAATACAGTCGTCATCATCTCCGTTATATAAAATAACCTGTGGATATGCCACTTCAGACACTTGTGTCATTGTTAAGTGATAAAATAATTCACGTTCACAATATTCTAAATCTAAACTCGTAACTTCAATTGGGAAACCAAATTCATTAATAAGATAATCACCTTTTATGAAGTAATCCTTATCATATGTACAACATGGGTCAACACCTTGTTCTAAAGGTCTAACAAATAAATCTTCAGGGTATTTTTCTGTAAATTCCCACAAACCACTCACTTTAGTTAATACCCTCACCTTTGTATTTGGTAGGATTCTAAAACGATCATTAATGACGTTCATTTTAGTAGTCCCCAAACAATCAATATTATCTACAGTAACTTCAGTGTAGTTCTGACCAAATGAGAATCCATTTAAAACTGAGTCTCTAAAATCTTCAGAACCAAACGGACATGACAAATATTCACCCGACAACAATCTATCACCATCATTCACTTCTTGAGCCTTGATTCGTACTATATTATTACCATTAATTAATGTCTGTATATCTTCCCATGTTGTGGTTGATGATATAACCACCGCATTGTCTACAATTTTTAAAACTGTACTATCTTGTTTTATTCCATAATCAAATGTTGGTCGATACTGTACCTTAGGATGTATAGTATATCCAAGGTAATTATCACAATATGTTATACCACTTAGAGTCTCTATTGCCACATTACCATTTTCTGGTAATTCACCAGGTAAAAAAGATTCTACAGAATATTCAACATAATGACTTTTTGGTTCTGTAACCGTATCATTAATTGGATCCCATTCTAATTTTTGTTGTAACCCCTCAATTCTTACTTTTTGATCACAGTTTGCTGCGTCGGTGATTGATATATCAATGACATCATGTTCTCTTACATTTTTTACTATAAATGTACAACCCGACACATAATCAACCACATAAGATGGTGGTTCTGAAATACCCTCATTGTAATCACCAAGACAATTAATGAATATGTTAACCGGCCAATCAGTATTGTATGGTGGACATGTATCACACACATCACCATTATCAACAGTATCTTCATTTCCAAATGTTATACCTGATACCTCAAAATAAACGTCTGACACTAACACACATTCGTCAGGATCTTCAGGTAATGTATACATTGTACCATCACCATATACCTTAACTTTAGGGTCACATTTTGTTGTTCCTGTTAGGTAAACCGAATCAAAATAGAAATCAAACGTACTCGGATCTAAACAATCAAAATCAACAGGTGTATATGTCACATAAGGTGATCCCGTTGCACTATATAATTGTAAATTATAAACGTAGGGTACAATTGCAATTTTTTGAATACCATCCGTATCTGTAAAAATTCTATAATCTAATAAAGGTGCGTATTCATAATCATATGTTTCAGTCACTTTCGCAACACCACTAACATCATCAGTTGTATCACTTAGTTCGTTTGTGAATGCCGTAGATATTGATGTATTACCACTTACTTTAAATTCTTCCCATCCAGCATGGTTGTTAATTAACCCACCATGACCAGTGTATTTTGTTTTCTTATAATATGTCTTATTGATTTGATTATCAATAATATCTTTTATTTCGTCAATCCAAAGACATTCTAAAATCTCCAATTGTGGTTCTAAATAACATTTAAAATCACATAATAGTGGTAAGTGTACCGTTTTATCAAATTGGGTACCTCCACTTGTCACTGATTCTTGTGTTAATGTTGTTATCCCTGAAAATTCAAGAAACTCAACAGTTTGAGCACAATTATCATTATCAAAGTATACATTTTCAATGTCAGTACATTCAGATGTTATTGTGTATGGATCGAATAACCCCGCATGATTATGATTAACAAGTATTTCATCACATGTTGAACCAGTTACTGTTTGTGTCTCACCACTAATGACAATATCAGTATCACCAGTAAATGTCAACCCATTAAAGTCAATATGAAGTGTGTAAGTCACACCACTTACAACTGTAAGTCCCCTGAAATTATCATGGTCACCTAAAATTGTTTCTAAATCTTCTTCAATTACATCCTCAAACTTAGGAAAAAGGTTTTGTGTAAACTCATTTGGTAAACATGGTTTCTCATATTCAAACTTAGATCTTCCAATTCTACCGTTTTCAATGATATTACCACCAGTCCATAGTGTTGTGGCAGGAACAAATTGTTCAATCACTTGTGTCCAATAAGGACTCATTCGGTTTATAAATTCACTAACAGTAGGTAAACTATATGGATTGGACACCTTTGATAGGTAACCCTCATATATGTCTTCTAACTGTATATAATTCTTTTTATATCGAATTATGTGTGTGTTACGTATTTGTTCGTTTAAAACGTGTTCAGTGTACTCAGCAAACGTGAATCCTGTCTGTGGTTCTAACGTTGCACGACCAAACGACACTTTTAATTCTCTACTTTGTCTGTATATGTCATTATCAACACCTTGTGACGATGAAAGATAGATTTGAATATTTTTTCTGTTAAGGATTCTTGAATCTTCATCTTCTAAAACTTCTGTCTTATCATTGTCAACCGTGTTATGTAATTCATAACCGTAATCTAAACCCGAAAACTGTCTATATAGGTCAAAATAGTCCTCACCATAGGTGAAATCTTTGTTTTTAGTCTTTATAACTTTAGGGTTCAAAGTCAAGTTTGAATTCTCAGTATCTAACTCAGTTGATGATCTGTGGTCTAATGTTATATCATACCATCCAGCACCTTTTTGGAAGAATGTGTCTTGTTTTTCACTTTCTATACCCTTTATATCCCCATATTGTGATTTACCCGACACAAGACTTACAGGGTATTCACCCTCACTATAAAGTGTGGAACCTGTGGTAGTTACACTATTGTAACTAAAACCTGTTGTTGATAATGATCCCACTTTAAAGGTTTTATCACCTTGAATAAGGTCATAAACATCACTATCAATGTCACTCGTTGTCTTTTTTACTTGATCGTAACGGTAAACATATTCGTTAATATTAATCAACGGTTCAGGTGCACCAATAAATCTTAAAAAGAATTCAATTGCTTTCCTTGTACCTTTTGATTTGTAAATGTGTGAAAGGTTGATGACAAGTCTTCTGTAAAACTCAGTCTCTGCTTCCACCATATTCATTCCAACACCAACACCATCGTACTGACTGTCAACTCTTGTGTAAAGTGAATCCTGTAGATTCTTTTCGTCAAATAGGTTTAAAGTGTCTAAACCAAGTGTGTTGGATAAGTTTTTTAAAAGTACGTCAGGTAGGTTATTAATACGATCATAACTCACATTTCTCATGTAAGCGATATTATCAATAAACTTCTTAACCTGATCAAAACTATGACCAAGTAACTGAGTTGCCGAGTCAAATCTTCTATCCTCAGTATCAAATTCGTATAATGATGCGGTCGTTAAAAATCTTGAAACTACATTCGATTTGTAATTATCAATACGTTCACCGAGTATACTTAACTCTTCAACATAATTTATGTATGCACTTCCCGATATCTTTAAATTCCATTTATCCCTATATAGTGGCCACGAAATCTCATTAGTTTTTAGTTCTGTTTTTGAACCATCGAAACTATCTTCAGGTGCTCTGAACTTTGCGGTGTATTTTATTTTAGATTCACGATTTAATAAAACCGATTCTAAGTCATCTAACCCTTCAAAAAATTCTTCAACAACACTATTGTTCGGTCTTATTAAAAAACTATCGTCATATGTTGATGCCCCACCAAATGGAGACCCTTTTACCGTTAGACTTACTAACCCACTTAAATTAACCTCAGTATAACTTATAACCTGATATGAAATCGAATTTACTTCTAATTCATATCTCTTAAAAGAATCGTAAAAATTCTTAATAGTGTTCGTTGTCTCAGGTAATGTATTACTCTTTGGTTTTTCAAGAATAACATCTAACGGATTGAATATTTTACTATTTTCAATCTGAAATGAAGTTACATTGGTTTTCTTATTATATGTAGAATTTAACGCGGTAAATAACGTAGATGCCGTTGGGGTTTCTTTATCAATATAAATTCCAGCTGGAAACTTACCAATGATTCTTGATACGGATACCTGTAATCTTTGTTTTAGTGAACCAAATAAAGATTTACCACCATCTTCATTAGATTTTCTAAAGGTTACCTTATCCTTTCTTCTTTTAGTTGTAATTGTAGAGACACCACTTTCAATTGGTTCCTCTTCTTTAATGTCCTCAAATGTGAGGTATTCAGAAAATGGTTTAGATTGGAATGATTTTTTATCCCTTTGGGGAATACTTTTATCCAATGCAAAGTTCGCAGAGGTCAGCTGACTTGTACCATCGGTAATTTGATTACCGACCAAGTTGTCATTAAAGGTTTCCCTCCCACTCGCCGCTTGACTTGGAACTTTTCTTTTCGCCATTATTCTTGGATATCATCAAAATTTTTAGTGTCATCAATTTCATCTCTCTCTTCTCTGATTTCATATAACGTTTCGTTAAACTCATCTTTAACTTCAAATAAGTTAAACTGTTTGTAGATGTTATCGGATTTATCATAGATGGTGTATATACCATCAGAAACTGATTTAGACTGATTACCGTAAAGTGCGTATGCTAACGTAGTGTCATCATGTTCAACCATATCAACCTCAATCGTTGTTGGGTTGAAGAATGTATTTGTGAAAATAATATTCTGTGATGGTTCACCAATAAACGGAACCGTATTCGGTCTGTTTGTCGGTGCTGAAGATGGTGTCACTGTTAGATACAAAAGATTAGTAATCGAGTCGGTATATTGATATCTAATAGCCTTCTGTGATGTACTTGTTAAATTTGATACTATTGGTGTACAATAGAATGAAGATGTAACTACCCTATAAAAATTAGGTATTTTTGATCCATCATCGTTTAAATATTCTATTCTATACCCAGTTAATCCTTGAGGTGTGAATTTATTTCTGTCCCCTGATGGAACATTACTTAGATCTACAATAATCCCTCTCACTGATGGTAAGGACGCTAAGATCCCACAGTCAGTGATACTTGTTCTAATTTGTTTGGGTCTAATATGTAACGTGTACACACCTAACTCATCGAAATCAGACGAACTTAATTTAAGATTGTATAAACCACCTAATATCTCAGTATCAGGTGCATTAGGACTATCCGTAGTATCTGAATTATGATATACAGGTGTTAGGACATCCTCCGAATTTAATTTTTTAAATTGCACTGGAGCCGTAGAGGTCCTACCCGATACATAGTGGAAGAAAATTTCCACATCGGATGGTGATACATCTGCCGGTCTAATTGTGCCATAACTACCTACTGCCATATTCTTTTAATTAATAAATATAATTCTATTGTTTTTTTACATTAAAAAACCCATTTCCGTAAACAGATATTTCTCCAACGTTGTCTAATTCACCTAACCTTAGATTCATTTCCAACACTCCTTGCTTTCCACGCTCAACAAACACGTCTGAATAAATAGACGGTTCATCAATAAATCCGATGAAATGTTCGTTTCTGGTTAACATTTTATTGAACACTTCTTCTTGTTCAAATGATGTCGTTGTACCTGTTATTGTCGTATGACCATCGTCGTAATCTCTATATGTTAGGTTATCAATAGTGTAACCTGAATATGTTAAACCAGCACTGTCAGTACCCGTTGTCACACCGTTATAGGTGTTTTGTCCATATTTTTTTAATTCTGATATTCTACTTCTACCCATCCCCGCAAAATATAATGTTGCGTCTGAATCATTATCAGTTATATCAAGATCATTGATATAATTTTGATTAGTTGTGATTGATTTGTAAGGAATTGTAAAAGGACCAAAAGTTCCGTTCGGATTACTCACAGAAATATTTTTGGGTACTGTAATCTTTTTTGTTGTTTTTTTATTTGCCCACACATTATTTAATGAAATTGAGACATTATAAGTCCCAACAGCACTAAAAGTGTGTTGTAAAAATGCGAGGTTATTGCCTGTACCAACATTAATCGTATCGGTATTACCATCTCCCCAATCAACATCAAACGTTTCGTTTACTATTATCTTTAAACTGTCCCGATCAATTGAGTTATATAACCTAACAGTATTTCCACCTGTTATTGTATAATTAAAATTACATAATAATTCAACCTGTTGAATGTCACCATCAAAACCGACCATTCCACCCATTTCATCTGCCATAGATTCTAAATAAACAGGAAGGTCGTAAGTGTCATATGCTTGTTCTCTTGTGATTGTGCTCCATGATGTTCCACCCCATTTGTAATATCCTTCACTAAGACTTCCTGAATTGTAAACAACTTCGTTTACTTCAGGACCAATATAAACCCCGTTGGATCCTGACCATGGAATGACATTATCATTTGGGTCGTACCATGTTTGATCAGTTAATGATGTTAACGATCCTGTCTGTATTGATTTTAATCTTAATGTGTATCGATTGTTTTCCATAATTAAGGTGTTGTGTCTTTCATTTCGTAAAAATTAATTGGTGATGCTGACGTACCAATTCGAGTACCCGCGACGTTGTTTACACTATCATATTCAGATATCATGTAGTTATATGTCGGAGCATTACTCTTATCCATCTCAACTATATAATATAAATCTTCCTCTTCTACGGGTATTGAAAGATCACTAATTGCGTTATTTGTGAATTGTGAACGTTCTCCGTTAAATGCATTATGAAATTTAGCCGTCATATAAAACGTACCACCCGTTAAAAGTGTCTCCTCAAGTACGGTGTCATCTTCAAACCAAAAGAGATACATATTTTCTTTATTCTTAAATGGTGACCCATTAAAGACAGGAACTTTTATTTCTTGACCTGAAGTTAGTGTGACCTCTTCTCCAACCATTGGATTCAACATTTTAGAAAAAACCAATCTTCTATTTTGTCTATTAGGTGGATCATTGTCAGGTGTTTTATAGAATTCTAACTTAAAGAAACTATTTTTTAAATCTATCACGTTTTGATCTGTCTGTTCAATACCCACAATATTATAATCTAACCCAAGTGTATATGAGTTTAGTTTTTTGAAATAGAAGTAAAACCAAATATCACTCTGTTGAATACCATTAGAGGTGTATGGTTTATGAATATACCTACACGTCTCATAATTCTCCACAGGATTAATTATGTCCTCTAAAACCTCCCTTTCGTACGTTTGGAATGATTCATCCCAACCCGCATCAGTTCTGAAATTCTGATTAGTCCCTATAACCAATTTCTTATCTCCGTTTTCGTTTCTTAATTTCATTTAACAGTCATCATCATCACTTGTAAAGTTTTTAATCCCAACTCCCTTATTAAGGAATCGTTCTTCATTTCTAAACAAAAAGTTTATGTCGCTATGGACGTAGTGTTGGCCGTTGGTAAAAGGGTGATTTGTTCCAAAATTGTCAGGATCAACATACCCATGATCGTATAAATCTCTCCATTTCCACACACCATTTAGTTCATCATATATTACATTTTCAGGTAAATTATGAATGTTATTTGTATTCGCAGTCTCAACATAAGGTGATAATTCCCTTAGTTTTATTCTGTGGTGTGGTTGGTAGATTAACCCACTCGGATTAGTTTGACTAAGTCCCGCGAAAGTACCCTTCAAGGATGACTGACCGTGATTAAAAATGAGGACATCCGAAGATATTTTATGAAACCCCTCACTTAGTATTGTTTCCTTAAAATCTTGTTCGTTATATTCGACAAATGCACCATCTAATACAGTTCCCACAGGTAACTCATCACCCTGTTTGAAGGTGAAACCACTACTACTGACAGATGTAAATGGTAAATTCGTATCAGAACCCGAAAACGAGTCATCAAATTGTTCATCCACCCAACTATTATGAAAATTAAACTTCCATCCGTTTCTTGGTGGGTAATTAAAATACCCATTTCTATTTCTGAATGTAGTTGTCAGATATACCTCAGTTGGTGTATAATTAAGGTTATTTCTTAATCCTTTAATATCTATTGCATTTTTAAAATGATACAATACCGATTCAGGTCTATTCTGTTCGATATAAACATCATTTCTTTGATCCGCAGTTTCAAATTGTAATTTCCTTTCAATTTCAAAAATCGGTGTCTCAAACCCACAATTATCAATAATACAATCATCCACGGTAGTTATTGTCTTATGTTTGTGTACGTAATATTTTGATGTGGTTTGTATAATGTTAGTTCTATCTAAACATCGTTGTCCGAAAACAACACCAATAGAATCCATAATTGTAATTTGACTCGTAGTGAATTCTGATTTTGATATGTTTATAACATATAATTCAGATTCATAGTTATTATCTCCAACAGAAGTAATATTAAAAACCCTGTCAGATTTATTTACGTTTGTTAATGTTGTTCCCGAAAGAACAATATGTTCACCTAAAGACATATTATGTTTTATAGGACTTATTAATTGGTATGAGGTATCGAAAACCTCAACTCTAAATGGTACTCCTGATTCAGCAGTGAAGTCGTACGTTGTGTTACCAGATAGGGTGTATTTCATTGGGTAAGTACTATCATGATCATAAACATAACTCACATGGTAGTTCCAATTCCACGTAGACGAATCCAACACAGTTATTGTTGTATGGTCAGTTGTCCCCGTTAATGATATTGTTTGGTTGAATTGTCCAATTGTGGATCCTGTTGCGGTCGCGACTTCTCTAACCGTATCTCTCCTTATAAACGCAAATTCGTCATAGGGTAAATAACCCGTCCAATCACCATCTAATCCATCACCTAAATCGTATAAACTATTTTTAAGTGGAACGTAATCAGTTACACCACTATAAAGGTTACGAAAGATCATTTTGGTTTTACCAAATATTTTGTATTTAGTACTTTCGTTTCTTTCTTTTTTATATAACTCCGCAATATCAAGAATTATAGTTCTATCACCTTCACGTAATAACTGTTCGTCTCTTTCAAGACCAATTTTAATATTTAAGTTTTCTGCATCAGATCCACTATATCTTTCAGTTGGGTGCACTATTTTCTTTTTTATCATAATGGTCCAAATTTTTGTATAAACTTATTCCACGCAGTTTTTCCTGTTCTTAAACCAAAATAGAAGAAGAATGGTCCACCGATTGGGATTTTCGTATCCGCATAGTTGTCATTATCACATTCTCGTATTGGTGGTAACAGTGAACCGTCGTAGTAATAACTACTAATTTCAACCGTTGGGTCCGCAGATGCACCACCAAATGGGTCAGGGGTAGTCATTAATCCAACATAATCCCACCCTCCTTGATATTTTGTTGAATAAATATTATCTCTATGCCAATTCTGAGATTCTGTATCAGTAGTACCTACACCACCAAAACCATAACCTTTTTTATCCCATCTATAATACGGAACCTCTTGTGCTGTTTCGGTTAGATTACCCGCAGAGTTAATACATAATCTAAGTAGTGTACCATCTTTTTCAATGATTGAGGTGTCTTCGTCATCCTCAGAAAAAACAAAATTTTTGCTTAGTGGTCCTGCACCGTCAAAATATTCCGCACCGTTTATAGGAAAATAAGGACTCTCAGGATCCTCATCGTCATACCCATATATTCCAAGTTGTGAATTAAAATTTAATAGTTGTACAATATCACCATCCATCGAACCCCCACCTCTTTTATCAAAAAGATCCTTCACGTGAAGTTTACCTTGTTCTTTAACCTCTTTAGATGATATTACCCATTCCATAAGATCATTAATATCTTGATATGATGTATTCCCGATACTTTTAGAAACCGAACAATTCACATCTAATTCAGGGTCTACACATATCTCTTTAATAAACATATTTCTTGGACCTAAATCCATAATCGTTGTTGGAAATAATATTTCAGGATTAAACTGACCAATTTCTTCATTTGTACCACCAATGAAATTAGTACCATCATGTGGTGTTGACCTATAATAGTAATGGACACCATTGTCATCTACATTACGGAATATTACATCTTTACAATATTTTGCATTATTTCCACCCTTTCTTCTTCTGAATTGGAAAAAGTAAAGTGAACCATTTAACCAACTATTAGTAAACATATAAGATGTTACTCCTGCACACATAAGTTTACCAAGTAATTTTCTTCGTGAATAGTTTAAAATTAATGCCCTATTTTTACCCGCAGCCGCAACTAAACTATATACCCCATCTCTAAATTCTGAGTGACCAGATGCAGTACCGTCTTGATCTCCACTATTTGAGGTCCACCCCGCTTTTAATGCAAGTCTCCTATCTCGTTTACCCATATAACCAGTCGTTTCATCCGCATATGCACTTACAGAAGCTACAATATCGTTTACTGGTAATGTGTAGTTACATGGGTCCTCAGTGTCAATAAAGATATCAGGATAAGGGAAAGTACCTATACTTGGATGTTGTTCCCAATAAGCATAATCCTGTGTTCCTTGTGAGTTATTTAAAAGTGCCCTTAGATTCATATCACCATCAGCATCGTAAATTGTATCGTATTTTTCACAACCACTCTCCGACAAATCAGGTGGATTCTCAGTCGTTACCAATTCCGAAAGAAAGTAAATGGTGTGAATGGTGATGTTGTTTGCGCTTGAAAGTGCTGTATTCGGATAGGATAGTGGTAAAGTCGATTGTGTATCCGCACCTTGAGCACCATAGACATCATTATGTATTTTTGATGCAAGACCAAGAAAAGTAATCGTAGATTGAGGACCACCTTGGTTTAGTCCTTCATATGTGGACCCATACCCAACCCAAGCATACCCATAAGTTGCCGGTGTTATGGTTATCGGATTTCCATCATTATCAGTCCCCATTACCACGGCAGTTAAAGTGTATTTTATTATATAATTTTTTATTATACTACCACCACTAATTGTCACTGTTAAATCAGTATTAATTAAGGGATCCGAACTGTTTGGATCAAAAGAATGTGAAGAAGTGACGTTTGTTTGAACAGACGTAAGTCCTATAGTGGCATCCGCGAGATTATTAGGTGGGTCTGGTGTTTCAAAACTATAAGTAAAAGACCCACCCGTACCACTTGCTTCACCAGAGTTAGGGTCTAAAGTACATTCATAACAATCAGGGTAATTAATTAAACTCAACCTTCTTAGAGTGGTTATTTGTATAGATCTTGCAAATTGTGCTATCCTATTTGAAATACCTTCAAACGGTCTCCATTTAAATGGCCAACCAAGATAGAAACTATATAAAGCCTCACTCAAGTCGAATAAGAATTCAACAATAAAATCAATTGCAAACTGAGTAACAACCAAATATATCCTCTCTAAGAAATTTAATATGATTATTATAAGAAACTTAAACTTATGGTTTCTAACCGCATCTGTAATTGGAAAGTACTCATTATTATTCGCACAATCTTCTTCGATAGAAGGTTGTATTTCTTTAATTCCAATGAAAGATTCATTTCTATCTTTCACAAAGAACGGAAATGTCCTTTCTCCCCAAGATTTATTGTGGTATTGATTAATGAATGAGGAAACTGTATAAATCCTATTATATCTAAATGAATAAAAATAATCGTTTGAGAATCCATCGGCATTATTAACACCACCTATATCATCAAGTGCCTCAGTCGGATAATCATCAATTTTATCTGAAAATGCATATGATTTTGGATTGATATTAGTACCTAACTGATATTCTTTAATTTGTGGTACCAAATATTTACCCCTGTACTGTTTCTTTTGACCATTATCATTTTGTAATGATAATCTGAATCGATAAGTGGATCTTGTTGCAATACCTTTATTACGGTCTTTTGTTGTTACGGTCTCACCAAATTCATTAGTGATGACATATCTCATATTCATTGGTACCCTAAAAAAGAAGTTACCATTTTCATCTATTTCGGAGTCTAATTGTACCGCTTCAAGATGTGGTCTACGATAATTTAAAGTCCCATCCACATTTTTATCATACTCACCAGTAAATCGTATCGCTTCGATATTACCCTCACCAGTTATAAGTGAACATTTTTCACCCATTTGGTTGTCAACATTACACTTAACCCTTATAGAGTCTTTACCACCATCAGTAAATGAACCACCCATCATAATGGAATATGGTTCAATACGGATTCCTTGTTCTTTTAAATCAAAATCAGTTCTTGTAATACCAATCTCACATAAATCTTCATTACCCCAAAAAGGATAAATTTCAATGGTTTTTTCAAATGTTGTAATCTGTGGTAACCCCGCAAGGTTATTGGATTTCATGAAGGTATATCCGTTTTCGAATTTTTGTTCAGACACTCCCTCGTATATGAAATCGTAAGGGACAAGTGATTGACATCCCATATCGGACATGTCAACATCCACATGGATTACTTGTTGACCGACAGGAACACCCCATATCATGAAATCACCCGAATCGTTTGTCTTTACCGTGTATTTGTAATATTTGTCATAAACCTCCAACACTTCTTCTCTCCCCAAGATATCTTCTTGATCGGGAAATGTACCTGTAGGTGTATGTCCCGTGTGTTGTTTTCTCGATGGTAGTAAATTATACTTATATCCATCGTCATTTGTTTCGGATGTTGAAGTATACGGATACAATGCACTTATAATCGGGTCATCACTATCCTCATCACTTAGTGGTATAAAGATTGAAACCCTTGCATTTGCAACACCATAACCATCATTAACAGAAATACGTCCCGCAACAACACCATAGTCCGCACAAAGCGAAGCGTAAACATCTTGTTGTGTAAATTTCAGAGAAAGGATTTCTAAAAGATCATAGTCCTGTTTTAATTCAACAGTCAATTTTTGATCCTGACCTATCTCGGTTAGTATTCTGTGTTTTTGTATCATATAATATAAATAGATTACAACCTATTTTCCCATTATAATAATAATACACAAAAAGTTAATTAAAATGTAGTGGAAGAGAGAGTTTTTATTCTTACTTTAATATCTTTCTTAGGGAACCTAATTTGAAAAATTTGATTATTTTTCATGTAGATAGTAGAATCGGATTGTTGTATCTCCTTAGTTGCTTCACTAACATACCCCTGAGATACTTCTGCCATTGAATATTCACCTTCTGTTTTACCAAAAACTCTAAGGTCAACAACATTAACAACACCCACAACATCCCCAACGGTCTTCTTTAACTCACCAACAAATAATGGATCACCCATCTTTCTACCTTCAATTGTGAAGTAGTTTGTTGCCGATTCTATTACGTCTTTTAAAACATCAGTTTGTGTTGTGTTTTTATCAATAACTAAATCAATTTCTAAACCTAAATCTATTACTTCACCACTAACAATATCCAAATAATCATTTATCATTCTATAGTTAGATAAATAATTTAAGATATTATTCTTTAATGTTGTTGAGACTGTGTCAGTTAAACTACCATCACTATTATATGAAAGTAATTTAATTCTGATTTTGTTATCTTCCTCCATCACATTAACCTTTGCAGGTGCTCCGTATGTTGATGGCATTGTTTCTATTAATGACTTATAATCGTTAAGTGTAACCGCTCTATTTTGTGCTGAAAAGTTATATCCAACCATATTTCTAATTTCTTCAATTGTTGGTTGATCAGCTCCACCAACAGCGGGAGTTACATTAGTAACCCTCAATGATTGTACTACTTGATTATTTACATTGGTCAACGGACCGCTTACATTAAATTCCACATTATCTACACTTGTAATGACATTGACACCTAAATTCGTGTCTTTACCACCTCCAATTCTGTATTTTATGAAAACCGTACTGTTTGCTCTTGGTGTTGCACCTAACGATAAGTTATTTAAATAAGACCCAAGACCAACCTTTAGAGACCCGTCGTTGAACGAATCTAAGTTATCTAACGGATCTACTGTTCCTGAACCAAAAGTCACTGACATGTAACCTTCTGGTGTATATTCACTAATGAATTTATTTGTAACCCTTTTATTATCACCAGCAATGAAATTCTTTTTGTCAGATGCCGATGTTGGGTTTGGTATGAAAACTTTATCTTCCATTAAAGATTTCACCTCATACCACTTATTTGATGAGTTTGAAAATTCTGAAGATGATGGATTAGATGTAAAGTTTGTACCTTCTTTATGTATTACTGATACCACACCTAAAATATTTTGTTCAGGTAAGTATAGTTTTAAAAATGGTTTTTGATCTTGTGTTGTAATTACTCTTCTATAAACTCTTGATACTCCATTTACCACCGCTTCACGTTTGGTTATGGTATATGATATTAATTTATTATTACTATCAAAATTAGGTATCTTTAATCTGTTTGGTTCACCTTTATTATTAAATGGGTTTGCAAAGTCAATATCTTCAATAGTTTCAAATGTTTGACCTCCACCCGAAACTTGAGCTCCTGATCTTACAATACCTAAGTATCTCTCATCCTCTTTGTCACCTCTTACAGGTACATTGATTGATAAGTCACATAATGACACTGATGGTCGATTACCTGGTATTCTCATACCATATGTTTTTGCAATGTGAAACAAAGATTTCCTTTGTTGTGCGAAATCCAACATAGTTTCTTGCCATACTCTATCAATATGATAATGAAGGTTATCCCCGATAGCCGCGTTCAAATCCAATAACACCGAAAATATCGATGCGTCGTTTGTGTTCTGAACTAACTCAGGGTAGTACTCTTTACTTAGATTAACAAGTTCTTCTCTTAACCCTGCAAAATCTCTTGTTGAATATGATATTTTCTTCGCCATTTTATAAATTAATTATAACAAAATCTGATGAACTAAACGCACCATTATTAACCGTGTAGTCTATTTTAACTTTCGCCGTGTATGGTTTCGTTGATGAGTCCCCTAACCTAAATAACCTTTCGTCTGTTTCTTCGTCAACAGTAGTTACAGGATCAGTATCGTCTTCAGCAGATTGAACCTTTATTGAATTGATATCTAAGTTTGGTAGATATGTCTTACACCCCTCACGAATTTCCTCCTCAATTAAATTAAAAGTCACAATGTCGTTCTGATCAAATATATATTCATATATTCTCGTACCGAATTCTGGTAAGTAGTATCTACTTCCTTTCTTTGTCAAAATGAGATGTATAAGGTTAGCCCTTACCTCCTTTTCAGGTGAAGTGGTTAACTTTAAATAATCTCCTGTTGTACTTTCTCTAAAAGGAAAGTCAATTCCATAGGTTAATGCCATACTAATAAATATAAACATTACTAAAATGGTGTTAAATAAAAAACCCCCATTTAAGGAGGTTTTTAAAAAAATAAATAAAATATGATTCTAAGAACCACATCCTTCACAATCAAATGGTGAATCATCGGGTCTAATATCCTGATTAGTTACCATTTTTAACTCTTTATTTTCACTTAAAAGTGAATTAGAAGTCGGTATAGGGTTGTTTTCAATTACTTCTTTTTGAGGTTCCGTATTCACATCAGGTGTTTTCTTCTTAGATGTGTTTACTCCTAAACCTTTAAGTGGGTCAACCGCCGACCTTGTTCTTAAGTAGTACATACCTGTTTTTAAACCTAACTTCCACCCATGTAGGTGTGCAGCTAATAGTTTTGCTTTGGTTGCATTACTAATGAAAAGGTTGAGTGATTGTGACTGATCAATAAATACTGATCTATTAGCCGCCATATTAAGAAGTCTCTTTTGTGACATTTCCCATACGGTTTTAAAGACTTCTTTAATTTCTGTTGGAATTTCAGGTATATTTTGTACTGACCCGTTTTCCATAATTAATTTATCTTTAATTTCATCACCCCACAAACCAACCGACATTAGTTCATTAACTAAGTGTTTGTTTATAACAATGAATTCACCACCTAAAGTTCTTCTTGAATATAGATTCGTAGTAAACGGTTCAAATGCTTCATTATTATTTAGGATCTGTGCGGTAGACGCGGTTGGCATCGGTGCAACTAATAAGGAATTCCTCACACCGAATTTAATCACTTCTTTTCTAAGTGATGACCAGTCCCATCTACCAGATAGATCTTTATCTTTTAATCCCCACATTTGGTATTGGAAAATACCTTTCTCAATTGGTGATTCACTTATTGATTCATATGGTCCGTGAACTTCAGCAAGATCTTTAGAAGATGTCATTGCCGCAAAGTATAAAGTTTCAAAGATGTCAGTCTGTAGTGTGTCTCCCTCTTCAGATTCAAAAGGTATTTTTAACATACAAAACACATCTGCCAAACCTTGAACACCAAGACCCACAGGTCTGTGACGCATATTAGATTTTTCAGTTTCCTTTGTTGGGTAGAAATTTAAATTGATTACATTATTTAAATTTTTAACTACTTGGTAAACATATTCATATAATAACTTATGACTGAACTCCCCATCAATAATATACTTAGGTAATGCTATAGATGCTAAGTTACACACCGCCTGTTCGTCAGGTGATGAGTATTCAATAATCTCAGTACAAAGGTTAGAAGACTTAATAGTCCCTAAATTTTGTTGATTTGATTTGTAATTTGCAGGATCTTTATATAACATGTATGGAGTACCTGTCTCAATCTGTGCAGTTAAGATAGCGTCCATTAATTTTCTTGCTTTTAAGACTCTACGACCTTTACCTTCACTTTCATACTTTTCGTACAATTCTGTAAAGTTTTTATTATCAGGTGAGTCATAAACATCAGAAAGACCAGGTGCTTCATCAGGTGAAAATAGTGTCCAATCACCATCTTCTTGTACTCTTTGCATAAATAAATCAGGTGTCCACATTGCAAGAAATAAATCTCTTGCTCTCATTTCTTCTTTACCGTGGTTTTTTCTTAGGTCAATGAATTCAAAGACATCTGCATGCCATGGTTCAAGATACACAGCAAAAGAACCTTTTCTTTTACCACCTTGATTAATCCATCGTGCAACTTCGTTATACGTTTTCATCATAGGGAGTAAACCGTCAGATTCACCACCAGTTCCTTTAATATAAGAACCCTTTGCTCTTACATCATGAACATGTAGTCCAATACCACCAGCCCACTTAGATATATTTGCAACGTCTTGAATAGTATTAAATAAACCATTAATATCATCACCTTTATTTCCAATTAGGAAACATGAGGACATTTGTGGTCTACGGGTACCCGCATTGAACAACGTTGGTGTTGCGTGAGTGTAGAAGTGTTGCGACAAGTCATCGTAAATTCTTAGACCCATTTCAATATCACCATCACAAATACCCATTGCAACTCTCATATACAAATATTGTGGTCTCTCAACTATACGTTCACCGATTTTAAGTAAATAAGATCTTTCTAAAGTCTTAAATCCAAAGAAATCAAAATCAAAATCTCTTTCCTGTACAATTGCACCGTCAATAACCGCTCTATTCTTTTTAACGAAATCAAATAATTCGTCAGAAATTAAAGAAGATTCAGTACCTGTTCGAGGTTCAATAAAAGAATATAACTCCTTAATTGATTGTGAAAACTTCTTTGGTGTTGTTTTATGTAGGTTAGTAACCGCTAAACGTCCCGCTAATTTTGCATAGTCAGGGTGGGTAGTTGTCATTGACGCAGCTGTCTCAGCAGCTAACGTATCTAACTCCGTTGATGATATTCCATCGTATATACCCTGTGTAACTTTTAGGGTGATGTACGTTGGATCAACATAATCTAAATTTAAATCAGAACACAAAGAGGAAATTCTCCTTGTGATCTTATCATATCTCATTTCCTCTAAGGAACCATCTCTTTTTTTAACTTTCATCTTTTGTATATTTTAAAAATCCATTTCACCAAACGCAGAATCTAAATCCTCATCTCCTTCGGTATTAACTCCCGCCTTTTGGTATTCAGCGACTCTCTTTTCAAAGAAATTGGTTTTTCCTTGTAATGCAATGTTTTGCATAAAATCAAATGGGTTCTCAGTGTTAAATTTCTTTTCAATGTTTAAAGAATCCAATAATCTATCAGTAACAAATTCTAAATATTGTTCCATTAAATCTGAGTTCATACCAATTAATCTAACTGGTAATGCTTCAAGAATAAATTCTTTCTCAATTTCTAATGCAGAAAGGATAATTTCCTCAATTCTTCCTTCTGGTAATTTATTTTCAATGTGTTCATTGTACAGATGACATGCAAAATCACAGTGAAGACCTTCGTCTCTTGAAATAAGTTCATTAGAAAAGGTTAAACCTGGCATTAAACCACGTTTCTTTAACCAAAAAATTGAACAGAATGAACCTGAAAAGAAAATACCTTCAACCGCAGCAAACGCAATAAGACGTTCTGCAAATGACTCGGAATCGATCCATTTAAGTGCCCACTCCGCCTTCTTTTGAATTGCTGGAATAGTTTCAATGGCATTAAATAATCTATCTTGTTCTTCAGTATCTTTAATAAGAGAATCAATTAACAATGAATATGTTTCTGAGTGAATATTTTCCATTGCAATTTGAAAACCATAGAAGAACTTAGCTTCTGTATATTGTACATCATTAATGAAGTTTTCTGCAAGATTCTCATTAACAATACCATCAGACGCCGCGAAGAATGCTAACACATGTTTAACAAAATGTCTCTCGTCATCGTTTAATTTGTTAACCCAATCACTCACATCTTGTTGTAAGTCAATTTCCTCAGCAGTCCAAAAACTTGCTTCCTGTTGTTTATAATACTTCCAAATATCATTGTGTGTTATTGGGAATAGGACAAATCGTCCCGGATTTTCTTGTAAAATCTTTTCTGTCATCTTAATTATTTTTAGTTATTGTTTAATTCCTTGTGATTGTTTGTACAATTCAGCCGCTCTTTTGTTGTTTCTTTGAACTTTATTCTGTTCAAATCCTAACATAGTCATCTGTTCCTCAAGAACGATATCCATCATTGCATTGTCAAACTTACAGTCATTGAAGGTAATACCGTCTTGACCAATTCTTGATTTGACTAAAGTTACGTTAGCCGTTTTGTTTTCTTTTTGTTCATTTGATCTTGATATAGATAAAATGATGTGTGATGATTGTGCCTTTTTAATAGAACCACCGAAATGATCCACACCTGGTACATCAACAGTACTTGATTGTCTGTTACCTTGAGCCGCAGTCCAAACACCTATGTTCATTTCATGACACATAGATTCTATCGACCTAATAATTGCTCCTTCACCTTTCCACTCTTCACCATTGATTGACTTATCAGATGTAAGACAGTCAATATAATCAATAAGTACTAAGTCGGGTTTTTGTCCTTGTGCCGATACTTTTCTAATGATTCTTTTAATGTCCCCCGTTGTTGATGTTCCGTTAGGTAATCTAACCAACTTAAGACTACCAAATCCTTCTCTACTTGTCGCCTCTTTGATCTTCTGTTGAACATACGCCTTCTGTTCACTCTGATGTTTTGCTTGAACACCAGACCACACCGTAAAGTGTTTTCTTTGTATTTGTGCATTACTATCTTCAAAGAAGAACTGAATTACGTTCTTACCTTGATTAACCGCCGTGTTTGCAAACTTCGTTAAAATTGTTGTTTTACCTGTCCCCGTAGGTGCTAAGACCATACCTAATTCACCATGTGATAATCCACCGTCAAGTAAATTATCTAAACCAACAATTCCTGTCGCCATTGGAGTTCTCATATCGTTCTCTAACGCTTCAGAAATA